TCTTCATTGCCGCCATCACATTTCGATGCCTTAACACTTGTGACCTTACCTATGTTAGCTATAACATCCCCAACATTGATCTCAATAAGATCAATGCCGTTACTAAGAGATGTTGTGTGTGTGCGTTCATTCCAGCGTATAATTACCTTTCCATATCGTTTGCGCCAAAACTCTTTCTGATTAATGAAAAACTTCACTCGTTGCTGGAGCTTTTCAATGTACTTCTCAGGGTTCTTTAGAACCCGTCCTGTCTTTAGGTTGCGAATCATCTCATCTCCTCTCTGGTATTTGATCTACTTACACGTTGCAACATACGTATTTGCGCTACCGCACTTAGGGCAGTTGGTCATATTCAAGATCACAGCCGCCATAAATACATGACCACAATCACCACATATTGATTTGACCATTATTTCACCTCCTTCGCTTCTTTCAGCAGGGTCTTGGTGTCGTTGACCACACTAAGAAATTCTTTTGTAGCAGTCTCGTCCATTTCAGATTCGTCTACTTCAGTTATCGCCACCCACCGCTCCAACAGGGCGAGCATTTTATTGGGTTGCTTGTCGAGACGATCAATAATCTTAAACAAATCCGTAATCGGCCCAATACAATAAGGTGGACAATCACCTTCATTGATCGACCGGCGTATAGATGCTATACGTTCTTTATCCCGCTCGTTCATCCTTTCACCTCGTTACTTTCTATTCCGTGTTGAGTATCATAGTAATAAACGGCAACAGCAAGAGCTTGCCAGCAGTCTTTGCTTATCCCCTTGAGCACCTTCTTTGGCCGGCATTTCGGTTTTAGATCGGGTTCAAACCTGTCTATAAGTGCCTGCCTGATATTGGAATCCTTCGCCCGGCTGTCGTGGCATAGGTGCATTTTTACATCCATTCTGAGTATCCTACACCAACTACGTTTCCAAACCTGACAAAATCGACCCGTCCAAAAGACTGTCTCAAATACACTCGCTCCAACAGGCATTCCAAGACACACAATCTTTTCAATCGCCATACTCATTTTTGGATAAAGGCTGTGTAGCAAAGGTAAAATGTCCATTAGTATCTCTTCATTGTCCTCAATCCCGTATTCAAATATATCCTGTCCCGTCCAAACAACGAAAGCTGATTTAGCTGGAGCCGGATCAATCCCAATCACCATGATGCACCTATCTGTCGGGAACTACTCATGCTGTTCTCTTCCACTTCAAGTATGCCGTCTGACATCTCTTGCATCTGTTTGCAATGGGAGGATAAGTAGCAATGGGACGTGACGATGTATATACTAATCCCGTAGTATAGGGATCACAGTGGATGCTAATCTTAACGCGAGAAAACCCAGTGGGACTTATCTGTGTTACTTTACCCCAATGCCACTTCTTGTGATATGGCCCCTTAGTCCAAACCCAATTCTTGTCTCTGTTCATACTTTCCTCCTTACTTTAGCGGACATCCATGTCCAGTTTGCCGTCCCCGGCTTAGAAATAAACATCATCACCTATGGCTCCAACTTGAATAAGGCCACCACCGGAAAGCTGCGAACCGTAGGCGGGTTCTATCTCTACAAGCGGAGGGGTATTGTCCTTATGTGTGTGTTTAAGTAGGCTTCGCACACTTTCAATAAGCTGTCTATTTTGAGATTTGAGATGCCTAACCTCTTGTCTCATTCTTTCAATCCTTCTCGTATCGTCAATCTCTGACCAATACTTTTCCCGTCCTTCAGTTAATTTGTCTGTCGCCATCACATTCTCCTTTCAAAAGTTTACTTTAGTTCAATCCTATCCCACAACCTGATAATCTTTTCATAACTCCACTTTTGTATATCATGCGGCTTATACTTGAAATTCATAGCCCTTGCATTCGCCTGAGCTTTCGTCATCTGTTTCTTTGGCGCACGAGTCGTTGACAATAGCTTCTTCTTATATTCATAAGACCTTTGATAGCATAAAGGACAGAATCCCATAATAAGCCGATCTGTTTTGCATCCGTTCTTACAAGTCTTAGGCTCGGTCATCTCTCCACCTCGACCAGCGTATCTCCTTTTTCCTCCAGCACAGGAAGATCAAGGGCTTTCAACATCTCTTTCAAGTCAGCCCGCAGTTCCTCAACTGTTCTGCCAATAGGAGCTTTACCACCTACAGTCCAAATAAATGTGTAACCCTTGTGATAGACCTCACAAATATCATAATGGACATACCCATCATCTCCGAGGGTATGCTTAACGACCCGATAATCCAAACTCATACGTCTACTTCCCTCGTTTTCTCTTCTTCTAAATCAATCTGATGAAGAAATTGAAACTCTGTTTTTTCGAATACTTGTATCAATTCAATTCTCTCCTGCTTAATTTTGCGTTCTTTTTCTCCTAACTCAGCTAATCTCTCGTTAATCGTCCACCTTACCATCTCTATTTCATCTAAGCTCCAAGTCTTCATGCGCCACCTCTTTTCCGATACGGGTCATGTTTACCAGCACCAAGACAAGGACATGGCTGTAAAGCGGGATGATCTTCGGGTATAGCCCTACCACAAACATAATCGTCCATTGTGTCCTCGCATCCACAGTCAAGACACCACGCCCCCGGCCAGCCAGACCACCTATGATTTGGTGCTTTAGATGTCGGCTTCTTGTGCTCAGTCATTTCTCTACCTCGACCGGCATGTCAGCTCTGGCTTCATCTATCAGCCAATCAGGGGCTTGTTGATCTGTTAAGAATTGCAGCCAAAGTTTCTTTATTACAATCGGATCGTTTGTGTCAACCTTCTTGTGCCAATTCGTTCCCGTTTGATAGGTTGCCTTTATTTTGTATCGTCCCCTTGCAACCCTCACCTTTCTCGAACCAGTTCTCACCCTACCCATCAACCAAACCGCAAAGCGACACTGATATTTTCCCCGCTCATAATCTTCAGGTGTTGGCTCAGACTCCGATAGAGCCTTGTATGTCGGCCTGCGATCAGTGTGGATTATGTTGATTATCTCGGCTGGCAAGGGAAACCAGTGACTCATTCTTGTTCTTCTAATTTCTTTGACTGCATACTGTAAATCTTCATAGTCGTAGTGCCTCAAAACCTCAATATATCCGTTTATCCGACCCTGAGAAAGTTCCTCTTTGAACATTTCAGATAGTTCAGAAAGGATAATTCCAACTTGTTCAATGCTCGATGGCATCTTGCCTCTTCCTTGCCTGTAATACTTTAGCGATATTGATTACTGTTTTGCGGCCTTTTTCCGAGAACCTATCCAAGACATCATCCTGCCGGACAATCTCCTGTGCCAGCTTATTAGCGTTGGCTTTGAGAACAGTCAGGGTCAGCCCGCCGCCAGTTCGATAGAAAGGATCGTCACTGACAAATATCTGATCTACAATCCGACAGAATACCTCCAGCCCGAAAGTAGCGAGAAGCCGCTTTACGGCATCCCCATCTTTTCCACCACGAAAGTCGTATTTGATCTTGAACCTGTCGAGATATTTGGAGCACCAATACTCTATCGCCTTGTCATGGTCTGGGTTTGGTTCTGGTAAATTCTTTCTGACTTTTACTCTTTCCTTTACTCTTACCTTTTCCTTTACCTTTACTCTTACCTCTTCCTTCTTGCCAAGACCTTGCAAGCCCTTAGATAGAGTCTTAATAGATTCTACCAAGCTATCCTCTTGATATTCAGGAAGTTGACTCTCTTTTTCGTTCCAGTGAATAGGTTGATGTTCTTTGAACGTAGGTATCAATATGACCGATTGGTCATTCACAATGTACGGAATAATCAGGCCAACTTTTCGCATTTCTTCGAGTAGATCATCAATTTCGACATCATCATAAGGTACGGTATAGAGCTTCATTTCTTTTGGCCGGTACTCAAGGCGACCCTCTCGATCCGCTATTGACCAAAGCCCCTCAAAAGCTATTCTCGCCAACGGCTGCATTGAAGCTACCTGTGAGTTAGCAAAAAATGAGGGTTGAATTGTTCTACATCGTGGTTTGTAAGCCATCTACTCAACCATCCTTGTCATAATGCAAGCTCTATTTCACACTGAGCAAGCCGTGGCTTGGCGATCTTCTCGTTGTACTCAGCGTTCAGGTCTATCAAGACGTACTTTCGCTGCAATTTCTTGGCCACCACACCGACCGTGCCCGAACCAGAGAAGGGGTCAAGGACAATCGGCGGCACAGGATCAACGCCGCAATCACAGGATGGTTGCCAGCCGGTTGTCTTATTGTATCCAGCTTTCCCTCCTATTGTTGTTGTATCCAGACCCCCACTTTGTATCCCGGCTGATTTCGTCCGCTGATACTTGCTCGCTTGTTCACTATGCTTACCAGCGATATGCTCTATTACTCTTTTCCACGGCTTCCCACACTTGCCGCAGTTGCCCTTCTCGGACGTGCCCGCCATAATACAAGGCTCCACGAGTCGCTGTGGGAATGTGGCAAAGTGGGCGTATGGTGTCGGCTCAGGGTTTATCGTCCAGACGGTGCGCTTGTTGCGGTATGGAATTGGTTCCGTTATTTTCCATATATTTTGAACCAGTAACTTGTCGCCGGATTGGTCGGCCTGGCGAGGGTTGCGAGGCCTCCGGCCACTTATGCTTTCAGGATCAATACTGCTTTCCCTAATCGCATCCGCATCGTAATAGTAGGATTCGCTTTTAGCGAGTAGATAGACGTACTCATGCGCCGTTGTCGGTCTGTCGGTCACGCTCTCCGGCATACAGGACGGCTTGTGCCAGATGATCACCGAGCGGAGCCACCATCCGTCGGCCTGAAGCGCAAGAGCTACACGGGCGGGGATCATGCAGAGGTCTTTGGGTTTGAGGCCGGGGAATCTGTCAGCGATCTTACGAGACTTGTCATATTTAGAAGCAATTATCATAGCATCCGAACATCCCAAAATGCTTTTGAACTCCTCTTTTACTGGCCCACCCTGACTTGCATGACGATCCCCCATATTCAACCACAGCGTTCCATCGTCTCTAAGGATTCGCCGGACTTCACGGAAGACTTCGACCATTTTGGCTACGTATTCCTCTGGCGATTTCTCGAGACCTATCTGATTGTCGATGCGCCGGGCACCACACTTGGCACATAGTTCCCTATACTGTATCGTTGATGCTGTGCTTGATGGTTGTTGTCCCCTTGTACCCTTATCTCTTCCGCCACCAACACCCCCAGAGCAATCGCGCTTCAAGTTAGATAATTCGACATGGGAACATTCCATATCTCCACCTTCCCATTGAGCCGTACCATAATCACGTAAGCCCCAGTCAATATGGCGGGCTGGTGACACAACACTGCACCACACCCGCCGGTATCCCTTTCATGGTTTCGATGGCGTCCCCCTGTATTACAGAGTTTATGAAATCGTCAGGCCACCGCATCTATTAACATCCTTGTTCATTCAAACACGACCTCAGTGTCTATGTTTGCAATTCCTTCTTTTTCCAATAGCCAATAAACGCCGGATACGTAACGCCCAGAGCTTGAGTCGGCTTATGTTCGCCAGCGCATTCCACTCGGCCACCGCCTTGTCGGTCTCACTGATATGATAATATCCTGTCTTTGATATGCAGATTATGTCTCTGCCCCATGCATCAGGGCAGGCATACATCACACCTATTCCAGAGACGATCTGCTCGACCTGCTTGCCACAGACCGGACAGGTTGGATTCAACCCATAGTCGCATATAGCGCAATGCGACTCCCAAGTCTTTAGGGATGTTGAACACACTTTGATGTGAGACTTGTCTGTCAGTTTACAGGCCATTGTGTCTCCATTACGATTACATCGTGACGTACGCTTTCTTGACCTTCAGCGTACCGGCACGGCGGCCCCTGTCGTAGTCACGAAAACCATACCATGAAACAGCATCAGTTCTTGTTGTCTTAAAAAATTCCCGCTTCCAATTCCCCGCCTTGTTAAGACGCATCATGGCCCACCCTACTTCAATTCTCTTTTGCTTTTTAGCCATTTCATTTCTCCTTTTTAGGATAAGAGTCCAAGCATTTTGTTTGTCAGTGCAAACCTATCATGGTACTTGATTGCCGCTATATCGTAGGCTCGTGCGGCAGCCCCTGATGTTCGATAATATCCAAGATTTATGCTTCGGAGGTTTACCTTTATGCTTACATAAAATGGTTTTTTAAGATTTTGCCTTGTTTTGCTTACCCCCTTAAAGCCGGTTTTGTTAGCTGATAATAGCCTTTGATGTCTACCATTTTCAGTACGAGTACATAAACGCAAGTTGCACCTACGATTATCAAGACCATTCCCGTTGCGGTGGTCAACCTCTATCCCATATGGTGCATTAAGGATAACTCGGTGCATACGGGTAGTTAGCCATTTGGAATCTGATGTTTTAATACTTCTTACAGCATAGTAACAACAACGACCTTTAGCCGCACACCATCTGAAACATTTAAGAGATTCATAATCTATGTCATCTACCAATGCCATTTTATCTTGAGTCAACGATATTCTTTTCATCTTAAATCTCCAGCCTCCTTCCTTTCAAATAGTTCACACCAATCCGGCTTTTCTACGATTGCTTGTAGTCGCTGATTTTCTATAGTTAAATCTGAGATCTTCATCATATCAAACAACTTTTCTCTATCAGCTATCGTTATGGCTTGGTTAATCAAGTCTCTCCAGCTAACATGACCCAGACCGCTTTGTAATTGTGATGGGGCTAAACACCTCTGATCTTCAGGCATTGCTGGCATTGAAGACGGGAACAAACCACCAAGCAAACCACCAAGTCCCAGCCCAACTTGCGCCCGCCACCATTCCTGTGCTGCTAATTGTTGTTGATACATACTCACACAACCTCCGCTTGCCTCTTTTCCCGTTTCTTTACGCACCACTTACACTTTCTGGTTGATCGTTCCCATGTGTTAAAAACATTTAGAACGGATGCTAAAGATTTGCGAGCATCTCTTTCACACAACACTTTACCCTTTGGGCTTCGGTCACACAAAGTTATATGAAGTTGGACATCTATCAGCAGGTGATCTCTCGTGGCCGCAGCGAGGACGCCGACTATGGGATTATCGTTCATGGCTCCTCCGCCGAAGTCGCCACCTCTTAAAGCGACACACAAGAACTGCAAAGACAATATACGCTGCTATATTGCTTAGTATAGACCAACCAGATGTAAATACATAGTATCCATAGAGCGAACCAATCAAGAGGCCGATGCCAGCATAAAAGAATGCTAAAGCAAGAGACATTGTTTACTCCTTTCTTAAAGACCGGAGTGCGAGTATGATGTTAGATATGAAATACACAACAGGGAGGAATTGTGTATCGACACTCCGGTCGTTTTTCATATTTTGTCAACTATTGCCATTGCTACTTTGTAAAAAACGCAAATACTAAAACCAAATAGGCAATAACGAATCAATGCCAACAATGTATTCACTATCAATATCCGTTTTTGTGCAGAATTAAAGTCTCCATCAAGACTCATCTTTTATTCCTTTCTTTTCACTGGCGGAGCGGTAAGCCCTAAAAGGAGGTTGACCAAAAGGAACTCACCAGCTCCACCGGCTTCTCCGCTTATGCGGATACACGTTTCCGCAATGATTCCAAATACTGAACAAGGGCATCGTTTGTGGCCTGAGCAAAATCTACAGTGTCCAGTGCTTTCAGGCGTGCCTTGTCTATCTTGAATGCCTTATCTTCAAGGGAAACTTTTCTCTCAAGCTCCAAGATGCTCTCGATAACGTCCTCACGCACAGGGTCAGGGCTTTCATCCGGTTCTGACTCTGATTTGTCGGGTTCTGCCTTGCCAAAGGTGGCCGCATAACAGTCGGCGTGTCCCCACTTGTCCTCCAGTTTGTCATCCTCTTTACCAGTTCCCGGATGCTGCACAATAGGATCGTCCTCAAGTATGTGGTATTCACCACAGAACCCACACTTTGAAGGCTTTTTCTCTGAGCCGTATTTGGATTTCATTGACCGTAGCGGATTGGGGATTCCGTCTGATGGTGTGGCGGGCTTACCCTTGGGCTTTCCCTTAGAAGCTGGCTGGTCGTAGGTGTCCATGTCGGCGGTGAATCGGTCAGACGTGAATGTCGCATGGAGTGTAGCACCGACAAAGGCACGTTTCTGAGCCATTTTCAGAATTGTGTTTGAGGGTGCGGTTTCCCTGCCACGTTCAGTTGATTCGCAGTCACCAATTTGGCTCGCCCAAACGACTCCTGTTCCCTTGTGAATTAGATTACAACGGGCAGAGAAATAGTAGTAACCACGAGTCTTTTTGGTTTCTGTAATTTGCCGCTTTTGTTTTTTATCGTAGTGAGAGACCGTGTATTCCCATTCCCTGAAGGGGTCTCTTTCGGATGCAACAATCTCATACTCTTCGGACAAACCAAAGGCCAAGCAGAGCTTTTCCGCCCCAGCCTTGTACAAGGTCGGCTTTTGAGTCCCCGGAATAGTACCAAAGTCCACCTCTGGCTTGAGCAGGCTCTTAATGAACTCCTCCATGTACCCGATCATCTGAGACATCTGCTCAAGTCTCATTGGCGCAGATGCTGGAGTTATAACCTCCGGCAACATTCCACCCGTCTTAACATCTTGTTCTAATACTTTTGGTTCTGCCATCTCACACTACTCCTTCCGGCTTAAACTCAAAGATTTCCGGGTGACACTTGATCTCGAAACCCTCTACGTTGGCCTCAGTCCGGCCACCCCTGAAATCTTCCAGCCGAGCCTTGATTATGGTCTTGTCCGGTGTTATTGTGGTTTTGTGCTTGAAGCAACCGGACTGCTGGGTTTGAACTCGTGTCTGTTCTTCCGGCGTCATCTTCTGGTATGCTTCATCATCTACGTACTCCCGGCCTTTGCGGAACTTAAACCTGCCGAGGCCGGGAAGTTCCACGCCCGAAGACGACACTAACGACTTGGCAAGCGTGTTGGTGCAATAGTCGATTTGGCTATACAGTGCCCGAATCCGATTAAGGCAACATTCCTTGATCCGAACGATTTCATCATCTCGGAATTTCTTGATCATCTTCAAGCGGTTAGTGTCGTGAATAATACGTCTTGCCAGTTTGGGTAAATGATCGGGCGTTAGCGGGGACACTGACGGAACCTCAAAGTCGGGATCGTAGAACTCCCCCGTTTCGGGATCAATACGATCCTCGTGCTCCAGCTTCTCAGCTAATTGTTCCATAGTCATTACTCATTCCTTTCTCTTTAGACCAAGCATAACGGCGGGGGATCACGCAGTACAATCCCATGGTGCCGTCATGCCGGGTCGTGTTATTTGCGTTTTCCAAACTCATAGCCAACAGCTATTGCAACCCCCACAATGATTGACTGCATAACCAAGGCCCACATAAATCCTAATGGACTTATTATGCTTGTCCATGCCTCAATCACGATTGTTGTGTCCATCCTTCACTCCTCACTTACGTTAAAAGGTTCAATTCTTTCATAAACCACCAGACTATGTGCCCGTAGAAATAGAGAAACGTAATAACGGGCAACCACCAGAACCATTCCCTATCGAGGTATTCCATTAAGCGCCAAAGCCTATTCATGCTTTTACCCAACCTGCTCTTATTAAAGATTGTTTTAGATTCTTCCAGGGAATGATAATTTTATCTGATTGCACACAATCACCACGTTGAATAACTTCATGTACTATATAAATGCCTTTCTTTTCTTCATAGTACCAGTTGTGCTCATCTATATTTTGTGGGTCATTGCTTAAAGCCATGTCTCCTCCTTCAATTTCACGAACTACCCATTCCCGGCCCGCCTGTGAGCCACTATCAGGTCTCTTCCGTAGAACTTCAGCACCTTTGGCGAGTCTTCAATCCTCGGCAATAAACGCTTTCCATCTTTTATGATATTGTGCCACGAGCGTATTGCGCTTGGAGATAGACCGTACTTGTTGCCATAAAGCCTTGTGAGCTTGGCTGCTTCCTCCACCCGATAGACTTGGCCTGGCCTGATTCTTTCAAGGGTGCATGGTTTCATTCATTCACCTTCTCACACTTTACGCTGTCAGTGACGGTACATTTAATGTAGTCTACATTGTCTCGAATAGGAATGATGTACCAGCCGTCAAGCGTATCATATAGCGTTAAGTAACCATCCCGCTCGCTAATATACTTCACCCCCAGAACATTTCTTTTTTCACCGAGGGTATCAACGATTGAGACAAAGTAGATTTCGTAGTAGCACTCGTCCTCGGGGTTCGTTGAGTCCCGATTCAGGAATGCAAAAAGTAAAACACATAAGCCAATAAAGACAAAGAAGAATAAAACGAACGACAGCCTTGTCATCACCGATCTCCTTTCAAATTGTTCCTCGTTCTCGTTTAACTGTTGATCTCATCGCTGCACCGTTTGCAGTAGATATACTCGCCCGCTTGCAATTTATGACCACAACAAGGGCATTTGTCAGGATCACACATGCCTCTTCCCCACCGGACACCTGTAAAATCTCCGACTTGTGTCTATGATATTGTGTAGCACTTCTGAGGGGTGCATCCCTTGTTCCTCAGAACGACCCATAATATAGACATGATTTTCCAATGTCAGATGTTTGGTAAGCTCAATAGCCTCGTCGGGCGTTAGTGCGGGCTGCACCGACTTTTTCTTTGTCGCTGTGTCATCCATCACTTCCTCCCTTTTGCCTTAGCCAAACATCTACTAATCTGAATAGCGAGAACTTTATCGTCCACTCTTAGCCCTGCCACTTCAAGAAATCGCACCATCTCCGGCACGATAGTGTGGTTGCGGATGGCATCGGCTATTGAGTCTATAGCATCCTCACCCGCCGTCATAAATACGTGTTCCCACAGGCTTTCCGCCATCACACGACACACATCGGGTCTTGGGTCAGCCATCACTCACCTCTTGCCCGGCGTTGAATCTGTCACACAGACGGTTGGCGATAGCGATAACTTGGGGTTTCCTTCGCCCAGTACCAAACCCCCAACGAATACTAAAGACAACATTACCGTCTTGATCGTAAATAGATATTTCGTCATGCCATACCTTAACACACAACTTCACATCCTTAACTTTCATCACTTGCCCCCTCGTTTTTGTTATCCCGCTTCACTCTCAATTCCTCCTCATACCATTCATCCCACTCGACAACTAATTCCCCATCAAACGTCCACCACTCTTTCACTTCACGATAGGGATCGCCTTCTTTACCAGTCCCACGTTTACTGGTCGTCTCTATTAGAGTAACGAGCTTTGCGTTTGCCATTGTTCTACTCCAGTTCTATTCCCGGCTCGCCTGATGTGGCTCTCGACGAGCCGGGTCTTGAGACATGTGGACGAACCAAGAAATCACCCACAAAGGTTTTCATTTGTTTAGCTCCTCATATTCTGCGAGGGCGGTATCAATTAAATGACAAGTCTCATTACTTAATCCCTCCCTCCCTACAGCGCCATAGCACTCCGCTTTAACCTCTATTAGTGCCTCCACCAACTTTTTCGTACCCTTGTCGGCTGGGGAGTGTTTGGAAATGATGGCTTCGATGTTCTCTTTTGACCATGTTCGATTCTCGATTCCAGTTATACGTTCAACTGCAAACTGATAAATCTCCGCCGCCGCTGCAGCCGAGCCTGTGGGTTGTAAATGTTTCATTAGTATAATCCTAATGCTTTGTTTGTTAATGCAAACTCACCGTAATGTTTTACTGCTGCTGCATCGTAAGCTCGTGCAGCATCAGACTCTGATTCAAATTGTCCAAGATGCGTTTGCTTTCTATTCACCTGAATCCGTGAAGTCCAATTGTAGGAATGACTATTCCAGTGAACACCTTTATACTTTGATGTGCATCCTGTTCGCTTTCTTGAAGATTGATTATTTTGCGTTTGTGTACAGACTCTTAAGTTTGATCTCTGATTGTTCAAGCCGTTTCCATCACGGTGGTCGGTTATTTGTTTATCCCCCGGCTGAAGGCCTAAAATTATTCTGTGCATCAACCGAGTTCTCCAGTTGTTTTTACTTATACGGACTCGATATACCGCATAAAAAGTTGAGCGATGTTTTTCCGCACGCCATTTATGGTAAGAGAGGATGCAAAAATCAGCATCATCAACCAATGCCACTTTCCCTTGCGTCAAGGGAATCGTTCTTGTCTTGCGCTCAAAAATGACTTGACTTCTGCGGCTCAATGATGTATCTTCTTTTGTTCTCGCCACGGATCGGTTTTGTTCAGAAGAAGAATTCATCACGATGGTTCCTTAGATGGAGAGATTTTCTCTATGATTAACTGGTGTGTCTCAGGATGCTCGAATAGACCTACCTTGTCACCAGGCTTGGTTTGTGTACGAACCCAGATTACGGGAGGTGTGACCTTTAATGGTTTTGAGTCAAAAGTCTCCTCAGTGATGTCGTACACAGTGTGTAATACTAAATTGTCCATAGTCAAACTTTCATTTTATAGTTCAAAAAAATATCTCTTTTCTCTTATCTATCGGATAATATATGAAAAGTTGAATAATAACGCAAGTCTTTTTTTGCCTTTTTTTCAACTTTTTTTACTTTGGCCGTTGCGTGAGATAAAAAATGCTGCTAACTTCTTATGAAACAATGACTAAGTTCCGAGACAACCTTCGGAAACTGATGGGCATTTATGGCTTAAATCAGGTCGAATTGGCTAAAAAGAGTGGAGTCGAGCAGTCCTTAATTAGTAAACATCTGTCTGGTCATCCCGATGTCCAGACCCCCTCACTGAATACTCTGGTCGCTCTCGCTAACGCTCTCAACTGCACATTGGAACAACTCACCGGCCTCGAATCTCTGAAGGGCATTGAAAAGGACGCCAATGCTATCGGGGAATTGAGTGCTGAGGAGAAGGCGGTTATCGAGGCTTACAACTCTCTGCCGGATGATGACTGGCGGAGGAAAGCCGTAGACGAAATACTACTCAAGACAAAGGAGGTACAACAGAAGAAGAACTCTAAAGACAAAGCGGAATGACAGGGATGTTGATACGCTCGTTACTTGAGTAACACTACACATGGAGAGGGGTGCTATGAGTACTCATGTCTCTGCCGTTCTGGTTACTTTGTACCAGCGGTTGAGTAGACAAAAGCAGAGGGGGATTTTGAAACTGTTGAACATCAAAACGGAGGAAAAAGGAAAATGAAAAAAGCGTTAATTATCATGGTGGTCATGCTGATTCCGGCCATGACACTGGCCGAGAACCCTGACAGCAGGCCGAGCATTACGGTAGGTCTCAGTGGAGGTATGTCCACATTAGACCATGAAGTCATTGGACTTAACCAAGACGGTGATGATGAATATATAGGATTTGGGGCTGGCCTTAAATGGCCAGTTAGCAAAAACGCCACAATCAATTTTTCAGGTAGATTTCACACAGGTAACACCGAATGGAAAATGTACTATCTTGCACCACCAAGCAAAGTTGATTACAATGGTTTCAAATTCAATTTTAGTGTCACCCTCTACATCGGTAAGAGCATCAACAAATGAGATCACAACTGCGTCTCGGTCTGATTATCTTAGGAGTAGCAATTATCGTTTATCTCATTAGACAAGTGTAACTCATGCCCGTCCCTAAGCACTATAACCTCGGCTGGCGGGTGACGATCAAGAAGGGTGGCAAGAAAATCCGCCGCCGATTCCAAGCTGACCGTTGTGGTGGGGACGAACAGGCTTACGCCGCCGCCTGTCAGTTTATCAGGATTACTCTGTCGGAAAAACAAGCAGCCAAAAAGCAACTGGACGAGTTAGCCCAAGTCATAGCCAAATATCACGAATGGTCGGAGAAAGTAAGAAGGAAATCGCCGGAGACGCTCCGCAAGCAGTATCAAGCCCTCGGAGTATTCTCTCGTTTCTGTGAGCGCAGAAACGTCAGCACTCTGGGGAATATCGACACCGCCCTCTGTTTGAGCTACCAGCAGTGGTTCTATGAACACGCCCCGTTTAGCAGAGCTAGGCGGCGGGACAACTACGATCCCAGCGCCAACTGGCACAAGTATCATCAGTTTCTCAACGCTTTTATGAACTGGTGTTTGGAGCATAGCTATATTAAGGTTAATCCAGCCAAACACAAAAGCCTTAAACCTAAATATGAAAAGCGCCTGCCGAATCCTTTCAAAAAAGACGAACTCAAAATGATGTTCAAATTTCTCGATCAGGACGATCCGACCGTAGCAACATACTTCCGAACAATCCTCTATACTGGCATGAGGCCAGGTGAGGCTATATCATTAAAGTGGGATCAAGTGAACCTCCAGAACAATGTCATTCAGATCGTTAATACCAAAACGAAAACCCCACGCTCAATACCCCTCCATCCAGAACTTCATAAATTATTGAAGTCGCTACCCAAAGATTTCACCTATGTTTTCGATTCGGGTCGCAACGAACCGCTCGGTGATGACAAATTCTACCACCGCAAAATGCGTCGAGCCTGTACCATAATGGAGATTCCGCACCATAAGCCATACGATCTCCGGCACACTTTTGCGACCAATCTTGTCATCGGGGGAGTTCATATCGGGGCAGTGAAGGAACTGCTCGGCCACGCAAGGGTAGAGCAGACGTTGGTTTACGTTCACTTTGCTCCACAACATCTGAAATCAGCTATTGACAAGCTGGTTTTTTGATTTTACCTTTTTAGTATGATTCCACACTTCTCTAAGTTCGATCCTGAATTACCGTGTAAGGGTCATGTCTCATTTTCTTATTATTCAGCCTTTTATCCAGACACAGCAGCGGGGCAGCAAAGACTTATAGACGATGAGCGCAATTTCTTGGATTACGAGATTGCTTGTTGTATACCGCAAGATTATTGGGAAGATGTTCATAGAAGGCCCGAACCAATGAAGCAAGATAATGATCGGACTGTTCAGGAGTGGTCTTGGGTATATCGTCCGAGAACGTTAAGGGCACAAAAATACTATCAAGAAGAAGATGATGCTAAACTTTTTCAGATGATGATTGAACACGGTATTGAATCCAAAGATATTTTGGCTTTTCGGGATTTCCTTTTGGACGATAAAATCCCACGCCCTGACATGAAAGGCAACATCAATAACGAATGGTGCTGGTAAACCCGTTCTTCTTTTAATCAGTTAATGAGAGGGGTCAACAGCTTTAGCGGCACTAACTCTAAGCCATTATCATTTAATAACATACTGGGGGTTCGAGTCCCCCCTTCGGCACCATTACCTAACCCCATAACAGCCCACCAATTAAGAGGTTTCACGTGAAACACAACGAGTTAGGGGATTTCATTCCCTTACATTCCAACACACTCTATTACATAATCTTGTCCCCAAAGGGGTCAACTTCAGGGGGGCAACATTCTGGGCGGGGGGTCAAGTCGGGGGCAATAGAGTCTGTGATTCTCTTGATACATGATGCAGGACGAACGTAGAGGGGGTATCACTGAATAGTAATGAGTGGTCTGGTGTGTCTTTAGACCGACGGAGTTTTTGAAAAAGATCGTGGCCGTACAGGTCTTATTCGGCCTCACTGTCGTTCAGGGGCAAAGTCACCCTGAAATCGATCAGCAGGTCAGGAAAGGCGTCATGGATTTGTAGCTCACGTTCAAAAACGGTATCCCTGGCTTGACGATCTCTCGTGTTCAGCTTGATATTGATATCAAAGCAGGGCGTAATATCAACAGTCTCAACTTGGGGTAATTTGCCAAGAAGTTCTACTACTGACTTACTGAGCTTCTGTCTGTTATTCATCGCTGTCATTCTCAAGGATTTCCTGATAGGGCTGAACCTCGGCAGGGTCGAGCCAGACAAGAAATTCGTAGTCTGACATCTCCTTGAAATCCTTAATTTTCATCAGTCTGATTTTATCAGCTGAAATATGTCCCCAGCAAAGCACTTCCCACTCTTTGCAGTCATCGAAAGCAGTCAGCTTGGTATCGCCAGTCTCAACTTCAAGAAGAACTTCGTTCCCGCCAAAATCATCGGCAGCCCTGCGATCTGGGGATAAGTAGACAATCCCTATTCGGCTTGGTTTTAGACCCTCGACTTTGATCTTTTCCCAAGCGATCCTACTTGTTCCATGAAAGAGATTCATTAGATTTCTATAAACACGGGGTAGCACCCGAACTACCCCGTTGACCAAATTAGCGCAGTCGGCCAAAGTCCGACTGTAAGTTGGATAGCAATATATTTATCCCCAAATATCTGTCAACAAAAAAGAGCCGGCGGAAAAGGAGTCGTCAAAACCACCGGCTCTTGTGGCTCCCATAGGAGGGGGCAAGTCACGGGTAAGGAATTTTATATTGCCGGTCTGAAAGCGACCCCCAGTTTTATTTGCCAATAGCTGCCGGTTTCCTTGTCTCCGGCTCCGGTCATTGTCATCTCTCCGGCCAAGTCAAAGTAGCCGAAGTTTCCCTTTTTGTTTTGGTACGTCAGTATTGTCCGACTGCCACCAAAGCCGCCAAAGAAAGCTGCCCCGGTGTTCTGACCAGCCAGATACAGGTCGCCACCCGTCACAATCCAAACGCCCCATTGTTTGCCGATGTCAAATTTCAAAAGTGTCGCAGGTTGCAGGATTCGCAGGGGTGCATCGGGATTCCAGTTGAACTGGCTATAAACAAACCTGAAAGCCACGTCACCATCTTTAGCAACAGGATATTCACCGCCGAATATGAAGCCCCCTGACCACTGACCGAAACCAGAATGGACTCCACCCGCAGCCATTGCGATAACCGCATAAGGCGGTTCACTCGGCGGTTCCACTTGCCCCCAGACTGGATTGCCTGGCATGGCCACTACCGCCAGCACGAAAGCCGACAGGATGAGAAGTTTTTTCATAATTCCTCCTAAGTTTACTTTCTGTAATATCTAACGGTGTCATACAATACTGAATCCGTCTCACCGCCCACTCCAAGCGAAGAATAATTGGGGCCTGACTCTGTGTACAAAGTATAATGCTCTTCCTTGAATATCACTTGGACACTATCACGATCTACTTGGTCTAACCAATGGTTGTATTCAACAGACTGAATGGTATCAACACTATATACTGCCTCTTCTACTTCAGTACGATCTTCCCATTCAGAATGAGCAACTGCGAGGAGCAAGATGAAAAGGAAAATGGTTAAGATCAGTTTTCTCATAAATCCTCCTTATTATTTTGCTTTGATTTTCCCAGCCACACCAACAACGGCAGATTTAGCCGCAGCAAGTCCGAACACCCACTGAATGATCTCCTGCCATTGTCCAGCATCAACTTTGCCAAGTCCAAACATAACTGTAGCACCGACAATCACAACGACCGCAAGTGCCCATGTTCTTCCCAGTCCGAAAAACATTTCGTTCATAATACCTCCTTACCAAACAAAGATTTTACAAGTCCCGACAATACCGATAATCACGAGTATCGCCCAGAACACAACAGACCATATAGCTCGTGGCCGGTACTTGCCTACCAACTTTCGCACAGCCTTGTCGCTGAACTTGTCTACTAACCAGCCGATCATTTTCTCTTTTTCCCCACCTTCTTTCTACGGTTAGGTTTAACCACCTTGAAATCCTCCCACTGCTTGTCCGTTATCTCTCCTCGACTATGTAGAGCCGCCATTTTCCTACGTTGTGCTTGTGACACGCTCGGCATCATTCCTCCAATTCTTTGTTATTCACCTTTTTCTCAACCAGCTTTAGATACTCCCACAGGGGCGGCATCCAACTGTCGGGAACATGAACCTCTTTTCCGTTGACAATAACTACATTGCTTGGCATCACTATCTCCTATTCTATATCGCTATTGCTATTCTCAAACAACTTAATGACTTGAGACGGAGGGAGCGGAGAATCATACCTGCTGCCACTCCCATCGTGGTAAGCGATTCTCGTTTTCAGCATAATCAAATTGTTCATATCATCAACGGCAGGCGTCTCAAGTCCATACACCGCCACTGGCAAACCTCCTGGCACCCACAGTGAGTAATCCTCTGTGCCTACATTGATTAGCTTCTTATCCATCACAACCTCCGATCTTTAGTTGTTATGTCCAAGGCTGCCGTCATCTATCTCTACATGAATGTGCTGATGGTCTTTACGCCAAAGTTCAAGGTGTGGCACAAGCTGTACCTGCCAGTCTAATCGAGATAAGACGTACTTAAACAGAATCATTGCCTCATACCACTCTTTGCTCTTATCCTTCACCCGAAAGTCGGCAGCCTGAGCTTCAGGATGATAACCACCAGAACCCTTCGGCCTAAGAAATTCCGTAACAGTTATCTCACCATGCCCAGTCAGCTTACTCAGGTCGTCTATAATGAGCAGAGTTCGGTGCAACCTCAGAAATGGTTTATGAACTGGTTCTTTATTTACCCACTGATACCAGAGTTTGCCAGTATCTTCATCCTTGAATTTCATATCTCACCTACCGTGACTCCGTAGCATCAAGTATGTTTATGGGGTCGGGAATTGTATCTACGGTGAATCTCTTTAATTCTCCCGTGATCTGCATGACACCATCGAAAGCCCGATAGCTGAGAATGTAGTAGGAACCAAGTGGAGTCATAACAGTATTAGCTGGGATAATAAAGTTAACTCGCCCGCTCGCATCCGGCTCCTTAGTCTGTCGTTTCGGAACAATCATCCAACTACCGTCATTAAGCGTTGTTTCTCCAATCAAGTCCAAGTATAGTTCAATTGCATCACGGGGAATCATACTACCGGAAGCCGAGTCTATTATCCCTTCCCCAACATCAACGTAGGCTAATACATAGTTGGGCGAACTGGCCGCCGCAGGTATGTTAAGGTATCCGTAGATGCTGTCCGAGTAATCCGCCGTCCAACTGAGACTATCCCAAGTGGACGAGAAAATGTAGAAAGGATTGTCCTCGATACGTACAGCCAAACTATCCAAGTCAGTGTGAATACGGCCAATGCCGAACTCATTACTGGTTACAACTCGGTGGGATGGTCGTCCCAAACCCCATAATCTCCAATCTACGGTCGCTCCCTCCACAGCGGTTGTAGCACCTCCGAGAGTATCAAAGACATAAATATCAACTGTGTAGGCACCGGAACCAGCACCGCCCGTTGTCCAAGCATCGGCACCATGATGAACTTTAAGTGTATCCTCAACGAGCCCCGCAATCTCTTCTTTATCCGTTGACGAAATTGTAGCTGCCCCTGCTGTGAACTTGATGAACTGACCAACACAGATTTGCTCCCCCCCGCTAAAATAACAATAATCTACTTTCCAATCTTTTGCGTCATCCAATTCTATAGATGCAGCACTGTCTGGAATACTCGTGAACCAAGCACTATCCTCTGGTTGCCAAACGAGTGCATCTTTTTCCCACCAGATGACATGAACAGAATCGTAGTCACCAACAAAGCGAAGGGGATAATCAACCACACCACCCCAAATATCTGTGAGCATGACAGCCATAACTATCACGAAAGCAAGGGCGACCGTAATTGCTATATTTCGAGCCGATTTATCTGTTATTTTCATATCATCCTCCAAGATTATTCCACCATGCATCTATCTTCTTACTCGGTAAACCGAAAGCCCAAAGGACTATAAAGATCAGAACTAATATGGAAAACAGTGTTTGCATATCTACCTCACTGTATAAAAATCACCTGTCCTCCCACCGCTGTGTAAAAACAGTAGATCGAGAACTCCATGTTTCCAATACCACTCACTGTAGTCCATTTGGGAGTAGGCCACACACCATAGGTAAAATCAGATTGAACAGCATGAGAACCGATGTTTAGATCAACATCAATCTTACAATAACCAGCGGTTGCTTCTGCTACAACAGCTAAGGCATATTCCGTACCTTCGGTAATGCTTGCATTGTTTACAAACTGAAAGTAGACCCAGCCCTCACCAGTAGGTACATCAATAATCTCAGTCGAATCCACAAAACTTGTATCAGACCATTTGTAAACCGCTAATTTAACCAAGTGAGCTTCTGTCGTCACCGTCAACCAAGCCTTGATGCTATCAAGTCTGCCCGAAAATTCAGGAGAAGATCGATTAGCCCAAATTTCATCCTCAATACTAAAACTTGAAGCACCTTCATTATCAGCTCCAAACCCGTCTGCCCAGACAAGAGACGGGGTGTAGAACATCAAGATCAAAGCTACAATAGTCGTTTTCATTCTAACCAGTCCCTCACAAAGAACTTGTACTTTACCTTAATCCAGTCAATGTCGGTTGAAGGAGTCAGAATATACATAGACTGTCCACGATCAATGAGCGGAGAATCGTCATCTTCAAAGAGGATAGATGATGCCCTTTGATCGGATGCCCCGACATTCAAGGTATCTATGTAATCATGTAATACCGGCGGGTCGGCGGCGGTGTAGCTGAAGAATTTTAGTGCATATGTGCCGTCTTCCGATGTCTGTACTGCGACTGAATATATCTCAATGCCACCCGGATAATCTGCTGAGTCGGCTTCAAATATCGGGACTGTATCCGTAATAATATCGGGATTCCAGATTAAGAGTTCTTTCGTATTTAGAACATCCCCAAAGTAAACATTCGTAAGACCAGTGTACCAGTCACCATCTACTTCACCACAGTAATACATCCGCAAAATTACCTTACCGTTACGAACAACGAAATAGCCCGATGCTCTGTAAAGTATATTATGATCCCATGCGGTTAAGTTATTTATCGTATCAAGAAGTGGAGTCGAAACCGAGGTGAAGTATTCCCCGTCTGTACTAATACCCATATAGATAGCGGGGTACGTGATAACTCCATCGTAAGTACCAACTAAATTGACAATCAAATCAGTACCATAAACAATTTCATCCGCATGGAATACCACATTACCATCGGGGAAGGTTTGATGAACTATAGATATACGAATTGTATCATACATAAACGGACCGATTGTTCCAAATAAGATTGTACTGTCAAAACCGGAGACATTACGCCACAGAGTATCAATTCTTGGTGCCTCCCAAGCAACTCGTGTCCATTTAGTCGGAGACCCTGAACCCGTATCCTCTGATGTATACATGAAATAATCACCTGCGCCACGCATAATGAGTCCCGGCGAAAGAAGATCAAGACTACCCCACTTTGGACTAATTCCTGTTCCGTAGTCATAGAAACCGTCAATTATCATCATGGTATCAGTCCAGTCAATCCCATCATTTGTGGAAGCACAATACAAATAATGAACCGTAGGACTATCTGTAACATTTATGCGACTAACACGAAATACAAGATGTAGGTCGCCGTTTTCATCCCAGACCATATCTGGATCGGATGTATAAATAGCACTATCGAAATCAGCCGCCTTAAAAACCGGATTATATAAAGTATCTGAACCAGATACAAACTCCGTCCAAGTTACTTCGTCATTGCTAACAAGAATGTGTATGTCTTCCTTTATGGGAGATGCATTTGGTGGTGTACATGCCAACCAGTATTTGTAACCCCATTTTCCTTCGGGTATATAGACAATCGACGGGTGCATCATCTGGAATGTGTCCTCTGGAGCACCTATAGAGCTTGTATCAATCGGCAACCTTAGAAAGGTGTCAGCGTGAGCACAGTAAATGTTGGTAGTGTCGAGTTCAAGTTTGATGTTGTACCTATCTATCGGCCCAGTGACGGTCAGTTTACCAGCAACAAAAGCATCACTTATACTTCCAGTTGTTGTTGCATACTTCGCTGAATCCACCCAGAACGGCGGTTCACCGGCACTGTCTTGCCAGTTGAAACCAGCAGTAGGCGTTTCCCATGTTGGTGCAGAAGAAGCGCCACCGCTTGTTAGTACTTTAGCACTTGCACCATGAGCCAACTCCTGCACTTCACCGGAACCGTCCGAGTGAAATAGTTTATAGTTACCAGCTGTATGGTCACTCGTAGAGGTCATCGTGTGAGAGCGGGTATGTAGTTCACTGTTTAGGGCATAGTTTTTGGTCGTCTCACAGAAGTCCCAAACGGCATTGCCTGTAACTGGCTTGGTCTCGGCATCTGCAACAGCAACAGCAGTGTCAACCTTGACCGTCCCAGTCGGGTCGTGAGTTATTCCGTGGCCACCTGTCAGGGCAGTATAGTCCCCCGCCTCCGGCACATCATCATTCATGTCGTCAACAACGTAGTCTATTTCACCCGTACCATCATTGTACGTAACGCTGATTCTGGTTTCCGTACCACCGTCCATTGCACCTGCTTTGTCCTGAATATATTCGTCTACCTCAGTGGAGTTAAGCATATTGGAGTCAACCTTACTGGCACCTATTGTAGTCGTAATAGCTGTCGCTCCACTACCGGAAACATCGCCGGAAAGCGTGATAGATTCATTGCCAGTAAGATAGCCACCTTCCGTAAGAACCCCCTGAATTGTGTCCACCACTTCTGCGGTATCAGGGTACAATGAAGCAATCGCCGATGTTAGAGAGTATTCGTCAAGGCTATCCTCTATCTCCACTTGCACCTCACTACGCAAAACATCAGCGGTGTCATGTGCAGCCGTATCCCCAGCAGCTCTTATCGCCGCAAGAGTCACAACACCCTTGTTAGCTGACGTTGCATCCTCGGCACTTATAGTAATCGAACCGGCACCGAGACTAATATCTATCGCCTCACCGGCTGAAGGAGCAGCAGCTACAGGGTCAGCTCCGGTTACACCAATCGGGATTTGTCCACTGGACATGACTCCGATATTAGAAACGGGGTCAGTTCCACTACCGACAATGAGAGCGTGGTCAGTTAGGTTGGATGCGCCACTGCCACCTTTATTAACAGGCAGAGTGCCAGTTACTTCTGATGTTAGATCAACACTTGTGCCGAGAGTAGCTTGAAACTTGAAAACATCATAACTTGTAGAATCTTCCCTAACGATATTGATTCCCGCACCCTCCAGTATCTTATACATATCGTTGGTAAACGGGCCATATTGAACACCATCATTGATATAGGTGGAATCTGTTGTTCCGCCAGCAGCACCAGCATCTACCTCCAACATAAAGGAATCTTTAACCGCATCGAACTTTAGGATATAGTTGTCCGTTGGTGCAGCCTTACTAATGGGCTTGGCACGAATTTTAGCAGCACTGGAATCGAAAGTTTCGTACTTGTTTGTGCCTTCCGGTATATCGGTCGTTGACACCTGATCCGTACCCGTACCAAAATTGATGTCAAGATCGTTTACCTGATCTGCCCCGATCATGGTCGACTCGACCGCATTAGCGGCAATCGTCAGTGCTGTCGTCCCTGTTACATCACCAGTATGCGCTGTGTGCGTAAGAGCACCAGCAACAATTTCTAATCCGCTACCAGTTAAGTCTGTAAACTTATCGCCGCCAATCTCAAAACGAGAACTAACACCCAGACTCTCCACAGCCAAAGTATCAAAGTCGCCTATCTCGACATTGGTAAGATTCTGATCGCCCCAATTCTGGTTGCCAGTCACCGCTAAAGCACCACTACGTTTCATATAAGTTGTGCTGATTGTACTGCCATCCCCGTCTTTTGTCGCCCGTTCAGAGCCATCGGCAGAGTCTACTGGATTGTCCAAAGCCAATTCAACAGTAGCTCCAGCATCATCGTAAACAGCCGTTATCTGAGAATGGGCACTATCCGTAAACATAGCACCAACCTTATCCTGCACCTTCTCATCGGCACTGGAACCAGCAGAATCGGCATAGGTCGCTCGTTCAGCTCCAACGGCAGAATCTACAATCATGTTGGCCTTCAATGTCGCAGTGTCAGCTTCTACCGAATCACCAACAATCACAATGCCATAACCAGCCTTCACGTCAAGTGTGATAGAGCCGGTGTTACCATCATCGACCAAGCCATCCCCACCTACAACATCGGTCACATCTCCGCCCCCAGCCGCAGCTATATTATCATCGACATATTTCTTAGTTGTATATTGACTGTCGGCAACTGCCTTTGTTCCCCTTGTCGCATAGATAGTAACGATTGTGTCTGCGTCAAGGTTTTCAACGTCTACAATGTCTCCGTCTGAGAAATCATAAGTCCCAGTAACCGTATCGCCATCTGTATCCATGTAGTTGGCTGTCAGATTTTGAGAAGAATCATAAGCGGTCTTGAAGTCTGTAGTATCATCAGTGATTTTGGGAACAGTCGCACCCAAAGCGGCTAAATCTACCGTATCCACAGTCCCTGTCACCGTGATATTTCCCGTAACTGAAGTAGCTCCAGCATCCAGTGTGCCAGTAGTTGTCAGGTTCTCGTCACCAAGAGAAATCTCACCGCTGCTGGCATTTATGACCATATCACAATCACCCCCAGTCGAGATCATTGGGACGTTGGCAGTAGATGTATCGAAATAAATATAGTCGTCTCCATCATCGGAGAAGTGGAAACGGATTTCAGCCTCATTGTTGTAAAGTCTGCTGTATCCTGCATCATACTTGGAAATCAAAAAATGCTTACTGTCCCCATCTCTACAACTAAAAAATGGCGAATCTCCAACACCATCGTAAACAATTAAGTTATCTGCAAAATAAGCAGCGGCATTCCATTGATGACCGCCAGTCCATAAAAAGGCTGCCCCCTCATCCAATTCCTCATCACTGATTGAGTTGTCAGGTAAAGTGATGTCCTCGGTTACAATTAGAGTATCTGTCTTTATTTCTCCGACTACTTCCAGTTTAGCATCTGGCGAGGCCGTCCCAATGCCAACCGAATCATCAATGGCTTCAAGGATGATGTGGGGGTCTTGATCTGTCCAGCCGCCAGTCCCGCCAGTAGCTTGATCTTGTGCTTCCCAAACACTCCCAGTCCACACTGCAACCTGATTAGCACTGGCAGCATTCTGCGCCCAGTCCTCAAACAAAAGGGTAGCATTGATAATATCTCCAGTCGCAATCCCTGTGTCGCCAATGATGTCCATAATAGCACCGCTATCGAGGTCATCAAATCGGCCAGCCGCTGTACGCATACTATCAAGGAACAGAGAATCTAAGAGCGTGGAAGGATTCCAATATATCCCACTTGAGCTAATCCACAGGACACTTGTGTCGGAACCGTTAATGAGATAAAGGAATAGCGAATCTCCCCTTTTGTTGAAGATAGCATTTCCGTCATCGTCCCACTTTAAGAAAACCGCCGGTGCTGGTTGTGCGAATGCGCTGCCGCACAGGGATAAAAGAACGAAGATTGTAAGAATGTGTTTCATCTAACTCACCTACTATCGAACATCATATTGACCTTAAAGGCTAAGTCCTGGATTACACTGTCTCGCCTCTTATCCCTAACCGCCTCTTCTCTCATAGAATCCCGTATATCCAATATCGCTTTGTCAGTCGAGACAATGTAAGCCTGAAGCACCTTAATGCTTATTTCCTGTTGAGTATTCACCTTCTCTATTTCTTGTTGATTACCCCAAACCTGACTACCGTACCAAGCGATAAAGAGGATAAGACATCCAGCCAATGTTCTTGTAGCCACTTTCCATATTCCGTTCTTGTTCAGCATCAGTATCTCCTTTATCTCTTTGGTGTCATCTGAATCTGAGCCGCTGGATGTGTTCTGTTCCATTCGTTGAGTCTTTTGATGGCCTTGTCAACATCGCCTTCCTTCATCATGGTTATGATCTTCTGGCGTTCGTCCTTTGCCTGAAAGAACAACCATTCCATCTTTTTGTCTGGTGGTGGTTCCCTGTGGAACAACCGTCCAGCTATCGGAATGTCAGCCGGATGTTCGATTTCCATCATGCCTTCCTCAAAAAACTGCTTGAAGGTTTCACTGCCTCGGATAATGTCCTCTCCCAACCCTCCCGTTGCAGAACTGACCAAGTGATTGATCTTCCGAGGAGACAGACCCAGTTGCTTGCCAAGCCACTTGGCCGTCTCCGGTGTGTATTCGCTGTATCTGTATTCTGGGTCTTTGTAGCGAACTTCGTAGTAGGGATCAGTTGCTCTGTCACGGAAGAAATCGTAATTGGCCGACCATTCAATTATCGGCCTCATTGATGCAGGGATATAATCTGGAACTGCCCATTCGCCAATGGCGGTAAGTGCGTCTGTCATTGCCTTCTTGTCCTTTTCATACCAGTAGTTCAGCATCATTTCTGGTACAGAGCCAAAAACGATACCCCAATCGAAGGGTCTCGGAAGACTCAGAATACGGTTGGAACCATCTTTATTTTGCCCAATATGGAAATTCCAGAAGCCGTACTTCCTCCAAGCTGGTAGGTCTTGATACCACTGCTCGTCCTTGTGCATCCACCAAAGACCGAATGTCGGGGCAGATATAAAAGCTGTAGCCCTAATTCCAGCCTTAACGGGATGCTCTTTACCAAAACGATACATTTTCGACCAACCCTGAATACCAGCATTCCAGAAGGGGATGATCTGGTTGATGTATTTACCGTAGGCACCCATCCGACCAAAGTTGATAGTCACTTCAGCGGCAGCACCAGCACCCATCAGCCGTGCCGAGACTGACTCTTTACCATAGAGCTTCTCACCTTTCTTATAGGCAGCCTCAAGTTCGGCAATTCTCGGTGCTGCTTCTGAAAAACTGAGGGCTTCCCTTGCAATCTCAATGGGATGCCTTGCCACATTATACGTCTTCCTAAGTATGTCGCTTGCCAGCACACGTTGTTGTGCGCTTTTCAAGTATCGCCGGTCAAAGCCTATGTGTATGCTGAAATCACCACCAGAACGTTTCCAAATTCTCGTATAAGGATCACCCGGTTTGACTCGACGATAAAGACCCTTAGCAACCTCGTGAGGCAATCCAGTCGAGAATTCAGTCTGTAGAGCAAAGGCTTGAGCATCACGAATCGGATTAGTGATCCAGGAGAAACCAGCCTGTAAACCAGTAGCTCCAAGTCGAACGGCTCTTGCGGGGGCACCCATTATCTGATTAACAATCCAGGGCATCGCCATCCGATCGCTGTTCATAATTGCTCGGTAAAGATCAGGCTCAAGCTGGTAGAACTCACGCTTGCCCTCACGCCAAAAAGCGACAATGTTCTCTTTGCCTAAATACTTGGGCGAATTTGCGTACAAGGTAACAACCGCGTCCATATCGGCCTGAGAAAGATCAACTCCGGCATCTTTAAGCTGTTTTTCTAAATCCTTTAGTGCTTGGCTGATAGCTCTTTTTGGTGGCTCAACCTTCTCAACCCACTTACCAGCACCTTCAGTTTTCTTGGACAGTTCTACAAGTGCGTTTCCAATGCGAACCTTGTCGGCGATTGCTATAATTTCAGAAGTGCTCTGAATAATAGAGTGCCAAGGGTTGAGAATCTGGCGACCGCTACCACGTATAAGTTTGAGTGGTTTTGGCAGATCGGCAATTTTCTTTCCGCCACCATAACCGAATCCCGAACCCTCCTCAAAGACACGCTTGAGCGGGATGTATGCTTGGTTCAAATCACGGACAGTGGCTGCCGCTTCTTTAGACAAGACTCCAGCATCAACCGCATATTGAAGCACTCGATCTTGGAAACGGACAACCTCATCAAAGGCACGATCAAACTTTGAAGACTTGAGCTTAGACACCACATACTGAGCATCAGCCAAGTCAATGCCAGGGTTAATACCACGCCCATGTAATTCTAATCCCCGGCGGGCATAGGCATAGGTTGTGAATTCCTTGATCTGTTTAGATACTGGAGCCAGAGCATCCCTTAGGCTTATCCCTGTGTACTTGCCAGCCCAGTCAAATGTGCCCCCCAGAATCATGTCGTGAGTTTTGGCGGGTGCCTTACGAACCTCTACACGGGCAATCATCGTTGGACTTGTAGCTGGATCAATTTTCCGGGGATCAAGAGTTTTAACTCCTCGCATTTGTCTTTCAGCATATTCAAGGGGAATGAGATCATCCACAAAGAGAGTCCCAATTCGCCGAAGACCACGACCCGCCTTCTCCATAATCGGCCCTGGTGTCCCCCTGCCCTGCATATCAATCTGTGCGTAGACCCGTTCTTCGGCTCCCTGCTCACGCCAGCGGCGTATCAGGCCACGAGTGTTTTCAAGTGTACCCTTGAGTTCAGGATTCTTGTCGAGAAACTCATTAAACTTCTTGGTGAACTTCGGTGCCAGTTGAGCCACATTATCAGATTCGGTCAGCCACATCCGCACATACTCGGCAAAGCCTTCCTTGCTCCGGCCTTTAAGTGGATCGTAGTCGAGTTTGGTTAGTTCCCGGTCGCCTTTTCTGATCTTGCTAAGATCAAAGACCTTATCAATATGGTGGGCAACTTCGTGGCTGATAGCGGCAATGTCACTGGGGTCTTTGAGACGGACAACCTCTGGCTGTTGTTTGTAGATTCCACGAGCCTTCTGGCGGTATTTGCCCACACGGATAGGAATCTTCAAGGATTTACTGAGATAGTTGGCAACATCGGCTGGGGCGATTGCTTTGCCCTTTGCTGGTTCCAGTTCTTTCGGGATAGGGGGAGCCTTTTCGAGTTTCGCAATAGCTTCTACCTTCGCTGGAACCTTCTTAGCAAGGTCAGGGTATAGCTTTAGTACCTCAGCCGATACAGATTTACCTTCACGAAGAGCACGTTCAATGTATGAACGATGCTCCCCGTATCGTGCTTGTCGAAAACTTTCCAATTCTCGCACAAAACCCTTTCGGTCAGATAATCCTATTCTGTCACGTGCTGCAGCAGTATCTGTAGACTCTCTACGAATCCAATACTCCTCCCTCGTCATCTCCCACGGCTCTTTGGCAACTGTGGGCTTGGCAACCTTAGTAGGCTTCGCTACTCGTTTTGGCACAGCTTTCTTGACGAGATCGGGGTAATCTTTCAGGACTTCAGCGGAAACAGACTTATCTTTATAAAGAGCTTTTTTGATTTGTCTTAAATGTTCTTTATTAACAGCATCTAAACGTGCAGCCTCAAGTGTAGTACCAATACCCTCTTGACCTGATTTAATTCTGACACTACCCTGTATTGTGCCGCCCCATCCTTCTCTTGGTGGGCTAAATCCTTCTATTTTGGCTATGTCACTATCGGCAAAAGCCTTCCTCGTCATCTCCCACGGCTCTTTGGCGGCTTTGGCAACCTCCGTTGGTTTAGGTGCAGGCTTCTCCACTGCTGGAACCGCTTTTTCTTTCTTGATCGCTTCAAGCTCGGTCTTGACCTTTGCCGCCTCAGACTCGGCCTGATCTATTCGTGCCTGCTGTTTCTCAACAACTTCAGTCCTCTGCGTGATGTATTTATCTGGCTTGCCTCGACCGAGATGCTTGGCGGTTCGGGCACCAACACCGACTGTCATCATCCCAGCCAGCAGAACACCAAGTGGGTTCTGTTTTATTTCCTCTATGGCATCCTCTACTTGATCCGATGTGTAGACACCAATTTCAGGGCCGGTCACGGTCAACTTGATATTTGCCGCTCGCCCGACCAATGCCACCGTCTCAGGGACAAAAGTCGCAAAGCCCTTCATAAGCTCGTAGGGATTGTCAATGAAAGCAGCCGTTAGCTCTGGAGCCAGCCTGACGGCACCGTAAAGAAAGTTCAATGACATTCTCTGGACATCGGACATTTTACCACGCTTGATTTCGCCCTCTTTGTTGATTCCCCAACTTTCCGCATCTTCGGGAATTGGCATTATGCCGAGCTTAGTGTAGTGCTCCTGTACCAGCTCACTCGCTCCAAGTTTCGTCTCAGCCGAGCGGGACGCCATAGCATCAATGCCTTCCATAAAGTGACCGAGACTTGCAGCGTACTGCTCTAAATATGGCTTATGTGCGTTGGCCGCAAAGACCTCCATCTGATCCTGAATGAACTGGTCAAGGGCACCTATCTTCTTATCCTTTGCCTCCTCTTGAGCCTGAGCAAATATGTCGGGGATAATCTGTAGCTCAATGGCCTTCTCAATGATCTTGCGCTCTTCATTCGTAAGCTGATCGGGGTTCTGTTGCGCCTTTTCCACAAGCTCCCGGAATCCGGGTGTCCCCGAAAACAGGTCTTCGCCACCTCCCTGAGCTAAACTCGAAGTTGCCCCGCCCTCTTCAGGTCTAATAATGTTGCGACTTGGGAACCAGCCCGGCTGCTCGGCTCCGGGAACACTCGGTAACATCGTATCCCGTAGAGCCATCCCCGACTGCACCTCATAATCAGCCGGATCGATAAACAGACCTGTTTTATCTCTCGGTGGCATTACTCAAAACGCTCCAAGATCATGTCGATTTCATCGTTTGTGAGACCGACAAAGTATTTGGCAGACAAGCCGAAAGCCCCCGTGCCCGTCCGCCGTGCTCTGACAATATCCTTTCTGATCTGCTCAAGACTTTTGCCAGCGCGGTGTATGCGAACCGAGTCGTAAATCTGGTAGATTCTGTCTGGCATTTCCGGTTTGTTCAGGGCTGCGTTGATTTCAGAGCGAACAAACTCGATTTTAGGCTCACCAGTACCCGGATTGAAATTGTCATTAAAAAACTGAAAACGTGAGTGTTCTCTGGCTTCACCCGTAGCCCTTCTCCAATTCACATACGATTGATCGAACTGATACTGTTGCATAATGCTCTGCTTCACAGAGATGATGTCCCTGAATGAGAGCTTATCCTCTTTTGCAGCATGGAAAAACTTCTTTTGCTCGGCATAGGAGAGGCCAAGTTCCTTTTTGATCTCCAGTTTATCCTTTGTAGTTAGCTGATCCCACTCCAGATTGCCAACCTTGGATAATAGCACCTGCTCTTTATCAACCTGCTCGCCGACCATCTGATCTCGCACCTTGTTATAGGCATCTACTCCAAAGCGTTGTCTGTAGCGGGAGAGATGTTGTGCATCCTCTTTAGTTATTTTAGAAGATGGCTTTGGGTTCCAAACCAGACCATTCTTGCCAAGCAGATACTCCAGTGTCTCTGCGTCCCTCACTAACTCCTGCTTTTCATCCTCTGTCTGCAACTGATATTGAAATGCTACATCAGCTTTGCCCCCACCTGAAGCACCGCCTGTTATTTCCCACCTATTGCGGAAATATCCCTTCAGTTTGTCCGGTACATCTTCAATTAACTCATCAAAGGCTTGTTGTCGTTCTTCCGCCCCAACTCGGCTATCGATTATTCTAAGACCTTGCGGAATACCAGCCAAGTGAAGTTGTATGGCCGCTCTTATCTCTTCTGGGTCAGCATCTGGATAAAAACGCCGTGCAGCAGCTACGGCCTGATCCAGCCGTCTCTGGCGCTCTTCCTCCTTCTCACGCTCTTGCTTGCGCTGCATGAGGTAAGGCCACATCTCATCCAGACCCGAACTTATTCCAGAAACTGCGCCTCGTATAAATGGTGATTGCATACTATTACGTTAGTCCCTTCGTAAAATACCAAGTTCCAAATTTAGTAGCGCCCTCAAACAAGTCTGACCAGAATCTCTGGTTGGCCTCCCGTTGCCTCTGCTCAAACTCATACCTCCACATCTCCCACCGCATCTTATTCTCATAAGACCGAAAACCCATCTCGACCCCGAACTGCCTCTGTTGCTGGGCCATCTCTGCATATCCAAGCTCCAGCCCCGCATATCCAAGTTGCAGTCCTCCTTCTCCGAGCACCGCCCTGAGTTGTCTATCAAGATTGGCCGCTTCTTGCGCCCGCCGTATTCTTTGTGCCTCAAGGGTAGCACCAGTCAGGCGGCCTATAGAAGCCTGTCGTATATCTTCTTGGGCAAAGCGGCCTCGCTGGTAAGCCTGTAGATAGTTCATGCGAACTGCCGATATTGTTCTTGCGTCAATCTGATGTGCTTGACCTGCCCCATACATTCCCCGTGTCCCAAGTTGAGCCGCAAGTTCCTGCTGATTGGCCGACAGTGTCCCCTTGAGCACTTCCTCATATTCTTCCCACTCAGGCAGAAAACCACTCTGGGCATCGCCCATGCCTTGCGTCATAGCTCGAAGGTCTTCCCATGACCAACCATACTCGTCCATCAACTGTTTGAGCATTGGATTAGCAGTAAGTATGTCTGCCTTCCACTTGTTAATATCACGAATGTCATGTTTTATGCCCCTGTATCCGGGGCCTGGTCCTATTAACTTCGGCATTGTACTCCAGTCAATATCTACGATCCCTTGCAGGGCTTCCCGCCAGAGCAATAGATTGAGTGGCTGCTCCATTTCATAAAGCGGTTCGCCACCCATTTTACCGAGGAACCCCGGCGGCAATTCAAATGTTGGCGCAGGCTTATTCGCTTCTATCCAATCCTGATATGCTGTATCTGGCATCTACATTCCCTCCAAGAGAAATCTCACTGTTGCTGTATCCGCATTGTCACTTGACTTAACCAGTATCTGTGTTCCGCTTAAAGGGATAATCCAGTAGATGTTCGTGTTCGTGGTGTCCAGTGACCAAGCAACACCCCTGTATGTCGAGTCAGCCATGAAGCTGACATCTTGTTTCCCTTCTGCTGGCGACGAATTCAAATTGACGATAGCCCTTCCATTGTCCAATGTTGCTGCGCCGAACTGCCGGTGCCAACCCTTAGCATCTTGAGACTGATGAATGGGTTCTCCATCAGGACTGTAGGTGGTTAGTATTTCCCCTTGAAGTTTTCTAATCTCGTCTTGAATCAAGCTCCTCAGTTCTTGCTCCTGCATTGTTGTTGGAATTTCTGGGGCCTGCCCTGCTTGCTTATATGGTTCAATATCGATTGGTTTGGGTTCTACGGGAACAGATTGATCGTGAACGGGTTGACCACTTATCAATGATACTAAATCACGAAGTTCTTTGTCAGCTTTCTGTGCTTGTGAAGATTCTACGCCATATTTTTCAGTCGCCTCTCTTACCTTTCGTCTCGCACTTTCTATAAGTAAAGATTGTGCTGGTGAGAGTTTCTTTTTCCCCCAGGGGCCTTCAAGATACTGGTCAGCTACAACCGACCCAGCCAAAAGAGCGACAAGAATGAAAAGGACTAATTTACTGAACATAATCTACTCTAATCAGAAGCAACTTTCTCATGGCACCGGCCTCCCCCGATCCCAGGGTATCCATCCTATTTCATAGCCCTTGATCGTGTACTGCCCGTAACCGCTATCCTGCCAACGTACCGCAAAGTCACTGACAATGTGGTCAACTATGATGCGGTCACGTATTCCGTCAGTGAAGTCCGGCAGATATTTCACAGTGTCAAAGGCCACACCTTCATCCAGAAATGTAAACGTAATAGTGTCGGCAGTCCCCTCTCCAACGATGTCGATCCAATAAACTCTTTCCCTTTCCCTGCCTTCAAAGAACCGCTTGGACTGATACGTAGCGATAATCGGTACATATACAGAATCCGTTAGGCAACAAATATCAATCGTGTCCCTGTTTTGAAAGCCAGCCAACTCATCAAGCCTCCACTGGTAGAGAACGGTATTGTCCCCTTCATCACAAAAGCCTCTAACCAGTGCTATCAACCACTTGTTTGGATTGTAATTACCGTAAGTTGTATCGGGGTCATGTTGCACAACCGCATGAAGGCCAAACCCATATGCCTTCCAGTGCGGTGTTGGTGTTTCAGAATAGATGTAGGTCGTTTGATATCCGGTTGCATAATCAACCGATAACCAATAGTCGCCAGCTACTGCGGCACCAACCGCCCTCTGTTGATTGACCATGAACGAATCGAGACTTTTCTGAATGGCGAACGACAAAGGTTGCGAGCACACACCACCGAATGCAGACAGAGTATAAACACCTGTTGAGTGATAGAAATAGACTGTATTGCCAAGCCTTGCAACACTACGGGGAGCAGTCAATCCCACATTACTGATGAGTTCATTAAAAGAATACTGATAAAAATTGTGACCTTGTAGTTGCACGATAGAGTTCTGCCGGAAGAGAATCAGGCGGTCGCCTAAAACTAAAAGGTCAACAAACCAATCGCTTCCATGAGACGGAACAACTACATATTGATCGTAAGGCCAAGTCGTCAGTCGATGAAACAGCGAATACCACAAATGGTCGGGATTGCTGGCATCACCTATCCCGTAGAGACGTGGCCCATGCAAGGCTATGCTCATCGGTTGGAAGGGGATAAGCGAGTCATCGTAACAGGCAAGTTCAGGTAGGTCACCGATGCTGTCATGGGAAATCCATATATTCAGGGAATCGGCTTCACAAAACGAATCCGCTACAGAGACTACCTGCCGACCAACACAAACATTTAAGTACGGGTCTCGCTCCCTAAGCTCAGAATAGCCTACGCTATCCGTATATGAAGTAACGTCAGGATCAAGAGTATCTACGATAAAGTAGATATTTACCCAGCCTGAGTCACGATCCTCATGTCCGTAATACTGGTCATCGCAGTGCATCCGCAGTAGTAGCTTTTTAACAATACCCGAATCATGTGGAACTGGAATGTTTGAAAATAAACCGGAGGTGTTAGTGTCCACTTTATCGCAACCACCCACTACGGACGCAGGAGTGGACATATAACTATGCCGACCAGCCGAATCAATAAAAACAGTCGAATATGCCATGAACCAACACTTGTACCCTGAAGCTAAAGCATCGGGGGCTCCATGACCCGTACCATGACCGCTCCCAGTCGCTACATTCATGGCTCCGGGTGCCGGCACTTTACTCTCTCCAGCACAGGTAGTCGGACAAGAAGCATCATTGGCGTTATTACCAGCTGAACAGTGATAGCGCGGCCCCCATCTATAAGTAAATGTGTCTGCCGGATTCGTTGCGTTTGTTGCGTCCAGATAATCAGCGTCGCCCGAATCAAGGGTAACCAGATATTCATAGTTGCCACTAAAGTTCTTTTCTCGATATATCCTTATCGAGTCCTTACCACCATCCCAGATGTCCCATATACGGACATTACCATAATTAACAGTCACTGGCCAAGTTGGTGCGGACAGGTTGGATGCGCCACCAGCAAATGTGACACTGGTGTCAACGTAGAGGTATTTGTACCTGAAAGTACCCTTGAGGTTTCCGGTTCCGCTGTTCCTGACTGTCACATTTGCCTGACCGGGCGCACGGGGTCGAGCGGGATAGAAAATACTATCTCGGTAAACCATCATTTCGCTATTGGTGCTTGCCACGAAGAGTTGATCTTGATAATTAACCACATCGTAGTTGTAGGGCACAATCCAATCAGTCGAAGGCTGATATAGTCCCGTAACCCATGTACTGTCACAGGTAAGTGCCGCATTGTCGCAACCAATCAGTTCACTTTTGGAGGCAGCATCTCTTCGTGCCAGTATCCACAATCGCTTACCATCTGAGCTTATTCGTGGTATTATGGCGTAGACATATTTAATGCCAGTGTTGATTGCGTAAGGTGTCAAAGCCGCTCGGCGTTTGAAGTTCCCGAAAGGATCAATGTCATAGTTTTCCAGTACCACTGCCATATTGTCCCGCATAGCGGCATTGGAGATCGAGTTTACCAGCCCGCCGGAAAAGTCCATGACCCTCTTAACCTGAATTTCTTGAGCAGGCAGAACCACGGACAAGAGTATCACAAGGAGCGTAATGACGGCAAGTACCTTCATGGTTCCACCTGCTTTAGAATTCCCATATCTCTACGCACTTGAGTTTGAGTCTGCCACTGGACTTGGTGATTTCTTTTTGCCCGTTCGTAGTTGGCAATGGCTTCCTCGATGATGAAGGTCTGTAGGTCGGTGGGCACCTCACAGGTGTCGGTAAGAGTATCCAGATCAGCCGCATCACCAGTATAGGACACCCTGATTGTATCACCCTCCCAGAAATCACCCTTGAAATATATTTTCGCACTGTCTGGGTGAGACCAACTGATATAGTATTGATAGACAGTTGTGTCTACCATAAAGAACGGATTGTTAAAAACCTTAGTCCACTTAAAGCCTTCGTTCATAGCAAATACGACAATGCCGTCTAATCTGCGAAAAGCAAGTGGTAGCCCATAGCTATTGCTATCATTGCTACAGATGACATCTGTGCTTTTTTTAAGGTATCCACCAATGCGAACAATTTTATCCTGTGCATTATCCAAATACACCAAGACTTCCGAATCCGTTACCAGTGACCCACGAGTTGTGTCCTCATCCGTCAGAATACGAAAGTCAGCGATCATCTCGGCAGCGGTTTTCCCTTGGCTTGGTGAAACCAGAATCAGAAACAACAAGGCCAAGAATATCAGGAGCAAAGCCGTCAGATGCCCTTTTCGTATTGCCATATCAGTTCCTTTGACTTCTCTCATACATCCGCCTGTTATGATTGCCTATACGTTTGGACGGAAGCATGATCCTCTTGGTTTTCCGCTTCTCGGGATGTTCCCTGAACCCGTCCCGCATCCTGCTGTAGATTCCGGTCTGGTAAGCCGCCCTGTCCATGTCCACAAATTGCGGCAACAGACCTCTTGCTCCGGTCATCACGATATGATCGTTGCGAATAACGTCAGTGTCGTTCTCAGTAGGTTCACGGTAGTAATCAAACTCAAAATACTTGGTCTCATCGGGGGCATCAGCAATAACGAGATAGTCACCACGCCCGGATGCACCAAGTATGTTACGCCTGATATAAGCCAGCCGGTAGCCACTGTAGGCTCCCTCACTCATTCGGTTTTGGACTTCGGATTTACTGAGACACATACACTCAGCGATATAGTCACCATCCGAGTTAACTTCATAGAAGGTCTTTTTGGCGGTGTTGAAATCGGCGGGCAGGCGATACTCGGTATCGGTATTATTGATCGTGATTGAGAGTGTCTTCTCCAGTCCAAGAAACCTACCTTGGTTCTGAGACAGGAGATCAACCGTAATCTCACCTACAGCTTGCTCTATCTGTTGTCTGGCGGCTTGGGAATCTTTTCCAAACTCATCCATCAACCGCTGGACTATGGTTGCTTTGGAACTCATGTCATCAGATAACCCTCAGTGGTTCAAACTTTTGGCCTTCGGATTCTTTGAGCTTTTTCAGGTCGATGTCGCCCCAGCTTGCAGGACTCTGTCCGGCATTGACGACTATCGTTACCTTCTCTGTTTGGACAAATCCGAGAGTACGCCAGAAACCGGACGGATCAGCGGGATCAGGCCAATAGCCAGTACCCACATTATTGTAGTGTTTGCTCTCCATCAATTTCCTGAGCACTTTCTTGTTGATGCAGTTGTACCGACTGTCCCTGAACTCGATTCTCAAACCTGTATTCGGTTTGCGCCTGACGGTCTCATCAGCCCCATGTTCAACCCCTACTGGTTCAAGCCAAACCTTGAGTTTCTTTCGATGTGAGATAAAACTGGCCGGTATCGGCAAGTCATCAACCTTGTATTCTGCTTTTCCTGAAAGCATAAATCCTCCATTAGTTAAAGAGGCTGGGGACTACCCCCAGCCCCATTATTGCCGCTCAATCGAGCGTGGCTACGTACTGTCTGTCCTTCTCGACCGCCGGGCCAAAGGCGTAGCTCCGGCCTTCGATCTTCAGCCGGACAAGGGTTCCCAGGGTTGTGGCGGCTGCCATTTTCACTGCCAGCCGCTTGCCTTTGCAAGTTGCAATAGGGATCAAACCTGTAGTATAGGTTTCCGCGGGATATGCCACCTCGACAGTGGTAGCACCAAGAGGCCAACTGGCGATCTGTTCACTGGTTCCGTCATCATCATCGCAGGCATACGCTTTAAGTGTACCGGCTCCGGTGTATGCACCCACGGCAACAACTCGGTACAGTTCGTGCAGCACCTGATGGTCAGTGTTGTGTGCTGTACCAGGTTCCGCCTGAAAAGTCATCCCAGCTACGATGTACTTCGAGTCGGAATCATCGGTCGTGACGGCATAACCACCATCAACATCACAATCACCAGTACCGCCATCAGCACCAGTGCATTCCGTGAAGTGACCTGTGGTTGTGGTATGTGGCTCATCGTCCGGCAAAGCGCCAACCAACCATGCCCGCCAATTATCGGAATTGTTGATCCGGTTCATAAGCGAATGGTAGTTGCCAACATCAGCGGAAATATCAATAACTCCAAGCCCACCAGCATCCAGGGCTGTGTCATCATCGGCTGCTTCTGAGCCAGAAGCACCGTGTTCGAAGGTCATGTCACCAGCCGAGTCAATGCTGACTATCGCCGATACTTCCGAACCAATATACTTGATCCGAAATAGAACGGACTTATCATCACCAAAATCAACACTGGTGTATTTCCAATCTTCAGGTCTAATATGGTCTTGCATTTCTCATCACCTCCTTAGAATTCGATTCCGGTTACAAGGCCAAAGTTCTGCTCGCCACGATACTCGAAGCCAACCTCGCCGAAGATGTGACCTTCCTTCAGGTCTTTCTCGTCACGGTCGACTGGTAAGTAGGCGATTTCACGATTCTGGTTGCCGATGAGAGGCCGGTAGTCAATCTTGTCCGCCGGTAGCAACAGCATCATTCCTTGCAGATTCCCCTCCTGGCCAAGTAAGTCGCACTGAACTAAGTCCAGATCGGCCTTCGCCGGAGTTACTATCTGAGAGATGTTAATGCCGTCTTTCTTCAAGTCCTGGTTGTAAAGTACCTTGTGGAAAGCCCAAGTATTGATGAGCTGAACCAACTCACCGGAGCAAACGACTGCGCCTTTTCCCTTGTAATACTTGTGCCAAGTGGCGATGATGTCCCAGAAATCCATCCGCGACATAACGCCATCAATCGCCCACACATTAGTTGAAATGAAGGTTTCCATTCCGGTGAAAGTGTGCAGGGGATAGGTGAAGGTGGTGGTGTCTTCCTTATGAGCGGAAAACAGAATGGCTGATTCAAGCTGATCCTCGGAGGCTTCCCAAGCATCCTTGAGAGCCTGCACAAAGGGATCACCATCAATGAACTTCTCGGCGGCTCTGGTTCCAGTCATCTGAACCGGATGGTCAATGATGCCGGTTCTAAATGTCTTGTAGACGCCGGTTTGCTGTGGGCCTTCGCCCATATCCGCCCCTTCGGGTACACCCGGTGATATGATCTTACACCAGTCGCCTACCTTCAGGAGAGGGGTTCCGCTGGTTCCGAGGTTGCGTATGACGCCAGCAGTAACATCGGTAGTGGTCGCCATATCCGCAGAGAGTTCAATAACCTCTCCGTGCGGCGTCCTTAACCGGCTGTACAGAGTAAGACGGCTGTTGCCATTTTCAAAGTGAAGGCCGGTGGTTTGCTGCGAACTTTCGTCCGCATACGCACCGTCAGACTCATTCCCGATGTACTTAACCCAGTTTGGCAGGTGTGATTTCTCAACGTGTCCAAAGCGGCTGGCCACGGTTGGCTTGCGCCTTGCGTTTCTCATCACCCAAGCCAAGAGTTGGTGTTCGTTCGGGTTCCAACGGTAAATCTCGGCACCGATCTCGAAGGGTTGAGTAGGATCAAGGGTAGCGGTAAGGCGATCCTCGGTGTCCGTAATCCCCATATATTGGGTTACGTCTTTGGGTAGTGCCATTGTAGGTCTCCTAAATTACAAATTAGGTTTCCTTCATTGCTCGAAGCGCAGTGTCGAACCTTTTTTTGCTCGTTTGCTCTTCGGGCTTTGGAGGTTCTCCATGACCACCCGCGTCCGCATGACCACCTTTGATCTTATTTTTGATCTCTTCGATTGCTCTATCGTAACCCTTTTGGTCAGAAGCCTTCGTTGCTTCTTCAAGGACTTTGGACATCCTCATACCTTGTGCAGCAAAGTGCAGAATCTCACCAGTGGGTAATTGTCCCGTTCGTTGAGCCAAGTTAATCGCTTTGCGATCATCACTCAGGGCATCCCAGTCAGTGTGTTTCTGCCTGAGATAGAAATCTGCCATGAGAGCACGATCTCCGGCTGTTGCCGCCTTAGCTGCTTTCGCTGCCCTATCATCAATAAAGCGAGCCATCTTCGTCTGATCGACGGCACCGTCATCATCAGTGACACCGGGCAGTTTAGTCGAACCGTCATCCTCAATGCGAATCTTGACGCCCTCTTGGTCGGCAAGATGTTGGAGGAAGCCCCTTGGATCATTTTCGAGCAAAGAGACCATTTTGTTATGCTGACCAATTACATTCCCTTGATCGCCGACAGTCTTTTTCAGACCATCACGTTCAGTAAAGGCATCATCACGCTCTTTAGTCAGAGCGGTGACTTGTTTGGTCAACTCTTCTGCGGACGGTGCCGTACCTTTATCCTTCGAGTCGGAATCGACCCCTGTATCAGGGCTTCCACCGACCTGCTCAGTCTTCGGGTTAGGCTTTGCGCTACCGGGATTGACGGCTAAGTCACCGCTTCCACCGGCCTGCGTGGTTTGGTCTGTCATTTCTTGTTATCCTTTCCAGTGTTTTCGAGTTTTGTTTTGATTATTGTTATCAGTTCTTCAAAGTGCTTGATCCTATAGGCACGTTCCTTTTGACCTGCGCCATCCATAGACACTTGAAAGAACACTTGTTTCATTGCTTGAACTTTTGCCTCTAAGAATGCCATTAGTGACACGAAGACTGGGTTGTGTTCAAGCTGATCCTTGTAGACCAGCAACTGTTCACGGGACATATCTTTAAGGCTCATCGCCGTACCTCCGCACCTCTAACCCCTCGCATAGCATCAGACTGGTCTTGGCTCCCCTGTGGTTGACGAACCATTCCTTGAGCCATCTTCATTGCCTGCTGGTGCTGTTGTATATGTGCCTTGTGGTTAAGTTTCATATTCTCCGGCCAGATTTGATAGTCCTTGCCGTTTAGGATTTGACTATGAACCGTCAGGTGCTCTTGATGATTATTCTCTTGTGATACCGGAACCTGATGCCCCAGTGCCAGCATCTGATTCTCAACTTGCGGCGGGATGTTGTACTGTTTTCGGCGTGGGTCTTTTACGTACTTATGATAGCTCTTCGGAGAAAGCATTTGAGCGAGATCAAGGAAAATAGCCCGTGCATCGGCAATCCCCGGTATCTCCGTAGCAGCTTTCAATAGCATACTCATCTGCGCTATACGCACATCTTTATTCTCTAAGTGTTGTGCTCCTTTAGCTCTGAAGCGGGGAGTCGATGACCAGCGATAATCTTCAGGTCTAATTATCAGGAATCCTGCGCCGTTCGGCCCTTCATATCGAAATTGCTCTGACTGGGAAAGGTTCAGTTGCTCCAAGAGGAACATCCGGTTGTAAATCGGGAGCAGACAATTATCTTCGAGGTTAGAGGCAATCAACGCCGCCCGTGACATTGATCCGGCAGCCACCGCTGAAACCTCTCGTGCCGTTGTCCGGCCTGGCGTGAAGTTCGCCATCTGGTTGCTACCGATAGCCACCAGTTCTTTAATCACATCAAGTTGAAGCGATAGCTCCATCGTCATAGATTGGGAGGTGTCGACTCCTGGCTGATAAACGTATATCTTTTCTTTGGGTATACCGCCGGAGGAGGTCATAACCTTACCGGGATAGATTTCCGGGCTGTCATCTTCAAGACCTACAAGGTCTTCATCCATAATGACAAACGGGTTATTCATCAGGTTCTGAGCATCACGCCTTTGGTTGATAATGGCATTGATATCCAGACCGTTACGCTCTATGCGTTCGAGAACGCCAATGCTTCGGAACTCGGAGGCGGCATTATAGCAGCCCCACTTCTGTAGTGGATAACCGTCTATGTTGGTGCGGCTGATTACAAATCCGTCAGCAACCTCGACTACATGATCCGGCGTCCACAGTCTATCTATTTTAATGAGGTCTTCTTGGTGTTCGCTCTCTCTTGTGACCGGATCGTGCTGTTCAGCGCCACTGGCATCACTTTGAGTGCCCTGAGCACCGATAACCTTGTCGAGATTCTTGTACTTACCCCAAGGTTGATCTTTAGTCTCTGCAAGACCTATAAGTTCTGAAACTGGTTCCTTGCGCCAGTCAATAAAGTACCGACTATCATCAAAGCCGTCTTTAGCTTCTGGATCATGGGCACAGTTGAAATACGAAATAATCTCAAGATCACAGCGATCTACCGCATTGTGCATCCATTCGGTTTCGATTTTGACTTCCCGGTACGGAAAACTCATGCCCCCGTATTCAAAACGAGTGACTTCGTTCTTGCGTTTCTGGACGTATCCGCCTCTCAGTTTCCACCGTGTAAAACTCACGGCGTAGTCGAAGACACCTATCATCTGTAATAGCTGATAGACCTTGTTGCGGAACTTCATTTCCCTGTGGCGTTTTTTCAGATGTTCGGTGATACGGAAAGCTCGCAGGGTATCAACCCATTCTTCCGGGACGATCTCAAAGTAATCTTCATTGTGAAAGAAGAAATTGTAAAGCTGAGTAGCGGCGGCATCCACGAGCGCAGCGCCTATCGGCAGGTAGGTTCTGGAATACATCCGCTTGTCCTCGTCAATCTTCCCAGAGGATTCGTTAATAACATCATCCGAGGGGTCAAGTGCCATATACATCCGGCGGTAGTCCTTACACCTTTTGAACCCGTCGTCTTTGGCTTTGACGGCACGACGCTTCGTGGTCGCAACGTAGTCTACAACTTCGGCATCGGTCATATCCTGAACGGGCACATAGTCGATACGCTTGAGTTTCACTGTTCGTTTTTTACGCGGCACAGGTTCTGTCCCCTAAACGTCTGGTTTTTATTTTAACAGGACGATCCCAACCGACAACACGACCCGATTGCTTTTCCCTGATAGGTTTGCGAACAACACGATATGAGGGCATCCGGTAAATGTCCTGTGTCTTGATGACATTGTTGAACAGGATGCGTATTACGTCCCCACCATGATCCCACACACCGTCTTTCGCAGGCTTAGGCTGTCCATCGTTGGCGCTGCTCTGCGGGTAATGCCAACCGCCCTCAAGACAGCTAATCAGGTATTTGCATCTTGGGTCTATAAGAACACCGGGAGTTTTTTCACCGAGCATATTATTAAAGACTGCTTTGACAAAATCAGTAGACTCAGTTATTCCAAACTTCCTACTCTGCGGGAATAATCCCTTGTGCCTAAAAATCTTGATGTCAGTGTTTAGAGATTTATTGGAAGTTGTGGGACTGGTCTGGTTGCCGGCGGGATCACAATGGGTTCTAAAATGGCGGGAATCGAGAGCATAGCTGAAAAGCATTCGCATTTTCTGTATGGCACCATCGGCCAGTTGAAAGCTGTCCGAACTTTTCAGGAGTATCTCATCCAGAATCCTGATCTGATGAGCCTTGAACTCTTTGAGGTAGACATACTGTGCAAAGCAAACAACAGCAGCGACAGTCCCAAAGTCCACTGCGAGATAAAGGGTCTCGTTGGGGTTGTATTCAATCGGTTCTTTGCTGACAAAGAGGTCATCGTCCCAGTTCTCAATAACTGCCGTTCCTTCTGGGCTGGAATAATCAATCTCGTACTCACGGTTCCACCTCACCCGGTCTTTGATCCGCTTTTTCTCGGCAGCTATCCATGCCCGACCTACTGTTGTTTGGGGGCTTTTATCGGGATCGGCGCTGTAGTGTACACTGAGGCTATAGCCGCTCTCACAGGTTTGCCAGAGGCGCATTCCGGGCATAGCCGCTACCAGTTCCACGAGCGGGATAGCATTGAATTCCTCATCCGGCAGGCTGACTATAGCTTGATCTATCCAACGGCGTTGTTGCTCTTCGTCCAAGTCAGGCGGTGGGATAAAACGCTTAGTTTCGATAAGGTCTGAGTCAAAGATATTCGGCCCCGCCGGTTCGTCTTTGCCCTTAGGGATACCGTAGAGCATACGCCAAGCGGCTGTTTTACCATTTGGCGTCCCTATCCCAGTGAACTTGCCCCCACCGGAGATACCGGGAATCACCGCTGCAAAGCCGTCCCCGAACTTCGGCTGATGATTCATCTCGTCGCCCAAACCACCCGACCAGGTGTAGGAACGGACAATATCCGGGCCTTGTGGGATAGCGTTGATCCTGCCTTTTACCGAGGGGAAGACAAGTTCCAGATCAGTCCCTGTCTTTTTGCCGACCCTTTTGACCTCTGGAATATCACCGGTCACGAGTGAACCCAGTTTAACGAGTTCCTCGTAAATATGGCGAGCACGGTCAAGAATAGCCGCCGCATCCTCCTCTTTCTTCGATTGGAAAAATGTTCGTGTTACACGGTGGAAAAGTCCATCCCAGAGAAAAAGGGCGGTCATCAGCCACGTCATCATTATCTGCCGACTCTTCTCAATGAAGAGAATGTCATATTCGAGCCAGCAGCGGGTGATGATTCGGTACATAGCCTTGATCGGAAAGGGCTTGGACATGGCATTCTCGGTACGGTCATGCTCATCCCAGGTACTGACGAAGTATTTCAGGAATGGCCAGGGGTGGACTTTGGCTTGTTGCCAGCGTTTCGACCAGATTTCAGCATCAACTGACGGCATTTTCAACCTCGAATTCTGCTTTAACCTCGTTTCTCCGCATCCGGTCATTCAGAGCATCCACGGAGGTCTGATCTGTGGTCGTTCTCAGGTCGATATTGATATGGGGAGCGAATAGTGGAGTTCTTGTGGCGAGAGCGACTGCCTTCAGACGGATAGAATGGTCAGGATTACGGATAGTAACTGGTTCGCTTTTAATCAGTTTGCCATCCTCCGAGAAAGTCTTCCTGTAAACCACCTTAACCTTTACCGCATTGATCGCATCGAACACCACACGAGCAATATCAATGTCAGTCACACCGAACTCCTTGCGGAGCACAGCCCCCAATTTTTTAACTATTGGCTTGAAAACCTGCTGAATGCGGCTATTCCGGGTAAACTTGTAGCCACCACGACGGGCAGCTTCGGCTTTGGAGATACCAGGGTCTTTTATGTAAGCCAGAGCAGTATCCCGCTGCTTGGTCGTCATTTCAGCCAGAATTCTATCCCGCTCATCATTGGGCGGTAGGGAAAACTTTTCTGGGTCGGGCGGTTTAGTTCCCATACCGCACTGACTACGCACAATTATTGTGCAGTCAAGAGGAATCGAAAACTAAATGCGGCAATGACTGTTGCAGGTTTTCTGCAACGGTATGCACAATTTATGTGCAAGAAACTGCTTTAAGAGAGTATTTAAGGGTAGCAGACGGTTGCTACTGGATAATGCCCATAACTCGGTAGGGTTTCTCGTAGTGGTGCATTTTCCGATAATACGGTATGTCGGTTGCAAGCACTTTATAGCCCCCCCTCAAGTATCCTCGAATCAGGCTTATAATCTGCACCCGTTCTTCCCACATCATGTATCTGTCTTTGTACTCAGCATTTAGGGGGACGAAAAGGAAAAGAACACGGGCTGTCCTTTGTTGCGGGCGTCTCCCCTCTCTCAGCACCCCGAGGCTTTGAATCCAGAGCTGGACTTTGTGGTCTACGGTGGTAGTGATTTTGGGATTGTACTTGCGCCTGATCTTCTTCAGTTCCAGAATCGTGCCAGCCTTAACATCGTACTTGGAATCCTCTCGTCTGTTGGAGTATCCGAGAGACATCAGGTCTCCTTTTTGGAATGCAGATCATACTCCTTGATCTTGTAGAGAAGGCAGCGGTAGCTGATGTTCAGCAGTTCCGCCGCTTTCCGCCGGTTCCAACGTGTGTAGTTCAGAGCGCCGGTGATCAGCTTTTTCTCCTCATCAGCCACAAGCTGCCGGAGGTGCGATTTCAGGTCGAAATCGGGTTGTGAGCGGGCTACTTTAACCAACTTTTCTTCTTCGGCTTTTCGGCCTTCTTTTTGGTTTTCTCGGCTTTCACTTCCGGTTCAACTGACGGCTTTTCCGGCGGTGCCACAGCTTTCTTAGTGCCCTCATACGGCTTCAGGGTGTCGATAATACCCTTTTTCAGCCCTGGCCGGACGGTGTACTCAAACCCGTCAACTACGATTGTGGTCATTTTACGTGGCATTTTGATTCCTTTATTTCGAGTTCCTTCTCACGTTTGTCGAGTTCTTCCATTTTTCTATCCAATTCCTTAAAGCGCTGATGTTCAAGGATTATTAGGCGCTTGTCAGCTAACCACACTGATAATTTCAAGTCTTTCATCTCTTTTTCGAGCTTCGCCACTTTCTGCATAAGGTCAAAAATCGCCTTTTTTCTTCCCCTGTGTGTATCCTCAAATTCAAAAAACTGGCCAGGCGATAGATTGGGTCTGTAAGCTAAGGCTATGTCCTCTACGGGATCGCCGTCTTTGATCGCCTCCATTGCGGTTTCCCGGCCTGTTTTAGCCACGACTGAAGATCGTGAATCGAATGAGAAAAGCTGCTGCATGGCTTTGGCGACCAGCTTCATGGTGTCGGAGGGGCGAATTATCTCATGTTCAGGCCAATCATCGGGACGGGAATTGAATTCGACACAAATCACATGATCGCCAGGGCAGGAACCGGGAGAATCGTCAGCGTCAAAATCATTTAGTGTTGCCATATATTGGCCTGGTCTGCCCGTAACGATATTGAGAAGCCCCTCCCTTCTGCCATGCCTGGTGATAGTTACAGAGATCATATTAGCCTCCAACTACTCATATAGCCATGCCCATTGACCCGAAACATCTAATATGCGAGCCTGTTTTTTAGCCCTTTCAGTCGGCCAGGTGGATACAATCTCAATAATGGAGGGATCAAATGTTGGAGCGAATTGCTCACTGAAATTAGGACATTGAGCATCTTCTGGTATTTGGGGTTCACCATCAAGGCAATAATCAGATTTAGCTTTTTGAGCAAGAGTCCTGTCAGAAGATTCTCCCGTTTTCCCACAAGTAATCGGGAAGGGGGAATCCAAGTTGAAGTCAAGACAGTGTTCACAGTTCAGGCATTTCCCAGATCGTTTACTAATCATTATAGCCTCCAAATATCATTACAACCATTCTGGCAGTCACAATCTGCCAATATGTCAGTTACCTATTTTCTGCAAGTATCTGCATGTTTAATAATTTTTGCAAGGAAAAAGATTCCAGCTACAGAAAATAATTCCGGCGGGCAAATAACTGTTGACTGCGGCATTGAGGAATGTGATATTGTTTGCATGATGGCTGAAACAACAGTTAAAGAACAACAACGCAGTGATATTCCCTACCATGAAAGGACTCCCGCCGATTACTATTTATACCGAGAGAGTATGAGAAAATTGGCGAAATGCTTGCGACGTGACAACATTTTTATCCCACCGCCAGACCCCCTCTGTGAATGTGGCGAGAGGAACTTTGCCGTAATAGACCAACTCGGCCAGGTGAAGCATCTGGTGGGATTCTCAGATACCTGCTACGAATGTGCGGTGGTGAGTAGTGACTGAAGATTCTTTCCAGAAGGCTATCAATAAAGCTTGGAAAGAGGTTACCCGGAAATGGCCAGTGCCTTGCTTGATCTGCGGGAAAGGGCACATAATGTCAGAAGTGAAGTCTGTTCATCCCAATATAAAAAAGAGGCTCGCTTCATTAGGTTGGCTCAAATCTGGTCATCCAGGGGCAATGATATTGGTTGAAGATAATATGTCCGATGAGGAAATCAGAAAAAAGATTAGGGGGCTGCATGACTGAGAAGCTGGAAATAGGCGATAAGATATTCCGGCTGGAACCTAAACTTGCCCCGATGTTCGGATACTACGAGCCGTATCCTTTCCTGAAACGACTCTACTGCTGGCTCCGAGGCTGGCCAACGAGGGAATATGTTCCGGGGATATTAGATTACCGAAAAGCATGGCAGTTTGAGAAAAATGACAAAGCAGCAGTGGAAGGATGAGCACCGGCACCAGCGAGTGCTAAATCACCTCCGGCAAATCGAGGCCGAGGAGAAAAAGCCAAAAGACCAAGTCCGCCATACAACCGGCCTCCACTGGTTCATGCTTTACCTAAACTTGAAACGTCAGGGAATCCCCCTTGAGCAGTTTGAGGATTTCTGAGAAAATCTTTCCAAGGAGGTAAAGAAGAAAAAACATGATTGCAGATTTAATACTGTGGGCAATAGGAATCATACTCGGAGTCATCTACGTGGTAGCCTTTTATTTGTTTATGACTCGGAAATAAAGGAAGTAAAGCATAACAGGAAAAACTGACAAAATGACTGACCCAAAAATAATCATGCGCCCAAGAGAACCGGGCGAACCAAACAGGTACTTCCCCAAAAAACCAGACGTATGCCCAAATTGCGGTAGTCCGAATCCAGAATGGATACTGGTTTTCGCTGGCCCACAGGGCAAAACGTGGAACTGCCAAACCTGTGATTACAATGTCGGGGTGTTGTATGATGAGAAAGCTAAGTTCTGACCCACACTCTAATTAGCCACTATTTTGAGAAAATCTTTCCAAAGTGGAAGATTTTTCTTGCATTATGATATAAAACATTTTTATTGGGGGCATGGTAGAAAGTAAAAAAACTCAGAAGACTCACTTTCTACCCGTCCGTGTTTGGCCTCGGCCAGCCGGACGGGCTTTTGATTCAAGAACAAGGGGCTGAGGCAGCATATAACCCGTAGGGAACTATCACTGCCGCCAACAATACCCCCTACCCTCGATCAGTTACATTGTACTTGCGGGCTGTCGGGCAGCAACAATAAGCCCCGATCCGAAAAATCGCCCGAATAACGGCTCAGACCCTAAATTCCGCCCCGAAGCGGAACAAGGGAGAGCACCCGGATCGCTGTAATGTTCAGGTTAAGCACGGCTACAGCGAGCGTGGCCGACCCACGCAGGGAATCGGACGTGTGTCCCAATCAGAAGCGAAAGCTCTGAAAGGTGGCTCCCCGGGATAAAACTGTTGAAATTTAAGGAGGTAAGTAGTGACTGAACGTAGAAAACCACCTAATCCGTTGCTTGGAAAGAAGACAACTCCATATCAAGTTCCCATTTTGTCGGGTCAGACCAGCCTTTCCGGTAACATTTGGCGGCGATTCTGGAGATTAAGAAATAGGAAAAAGAGGGAAATGAGAGAAAATGAAACCAACATTGGACAAAATGCAGTTCATCCTCCAAGAACAACTCACCGCACTCGAAAGTGTACTCCTGTCTCTTAACCTAACCATACAAGAAACTGAAGTCTTCCTGTTCTCCCAACCTAAACATGAACTAACAATGTCCCGCTATAATGCCCTCCAACACTCTAAATCAGAAACACTTACAAAAATAAGAAAACTGAAAGAGAAAATAGCGCCGAACGTATGCAAACCCCATACACCATAACAAGATAACAACAGATGAGTACAGTCACTTGATACCCCTATGTGTATCACTGATTGGAGCGTTAATCTTATGGCTAACAACAGGATAACAAGTAAGGATAAGATAGAGGCTTACCGAGAAGCCTTAGCTTTAGTTATCAAGCAGAGAGATGATCTCCAGATTGTGTTGACTGCAACCAACAAGTTACTGCTATACTTTCTCAGCAAGCCCCCAACAACCTCTAAAAATAAGCCCACAACGGCTACCTAATGGCTGATAACAAGATAATATAATAATATATTATTGCAGGTGCAGAGACCATTGATATACCGGCGGGTCTTGGGGGTGACTCGTTTCTGGGTGGGGGTGTTATCGGGCAACAACTTAACATCATTAAGACACTGCTGTTCAGGCCATGCACAATAATTGAGCACTCGTATAGCTGGGTTGAATAGTAGTCAAATGAGGGGACAACAAGGGGTAATCAACTGGCAGGCAGTACGGAGGCGTGGGTATAGCGCGGTGGTGGGTGGTTGTTGACTGGCTGTTGAGGTGCTATTGAACAGTGGTTAGACACCAGTCACCACCACAACTAAGTGGAGTATAACTTCCCCGTTGAGAGTATGCAAGGTTATGCAAGGTGTACCATACGGTACAGGTGTACCAAATGGTACAGTCTTTCTGGAAACCACACCGATTCATTCCTTCTCTCTTTCTTTCCTATTCACTTGTCTGTTATTCATCATCAAGTATGGGGGGTCGGTATTTCCTAGTACTGCTGAGGTGACATAAAGAGTTTTTATCGTGGTGTATAAGTATTTTAGTAGGTCTGGGGTGGAAATAAGGCTTGACAAGCTACAAAGCATTGATTACATTGTGTCGAAGATAGGAAGGAAGTCCTTACGTAAACAATAAATGGGAAGGGATTACATGACAAACAGCAAGCAAAACAAGACACACAAGGTTCAGGCATCTATGACCGAGGCCAATTTCCGGCAATATGAGGCATTGCTAAGGTTTTATTTTGGAACGACACCTGGGGTTCGCCTGAGCCAGCTTGCGGTCAAGGATCTGCATGAGCTAAAGGAGCGTGCTCACAATGACAAGGTTAAGGGTCTCAATTCCCTGGAGTCTTAATGCCCGACAAGTATGACAGAAAGTTAAACCTTTTGACGGGGAGTGTATGATGGCAAACAGGCGTATTCTCAAGGCTGACATTGGCAAGTCAGTCGAGTATCACAAGCGCAATGGTAGCCATTGCCGGGGCATAATTGAATCTATCCGTGGCGGTCGTATGGTTGTTGTCACCTGCGATCACCCGGACGACCCGATTGATTTTTTTACTGTCTACGGCAAAGCCTACGATGGCAGTAAAGGTAAGCTCATTATAGTAACCTAAACACTCAAACAAGGTAGGGAGTGATGATCTTATACGAATACGGTTATAATCATGGCGAAAGAGCCGAGGGTATATTTTGCTCTGCCCAATGTGCAGAGAATATGTACGCTGACAATCCGCACGACTATCCAAGAGGTTGCCCTACCCCACTTGACGAGCAAGAATCCGAAGAGCTTGCCGCTGATTGGAAGGTTTGTTACGGCTGTGGAAAGCCCCTCATTGAAAGCGGGGCAATGACAAACACTCAAACAAAGTGAGGCAATGATGGCACAGACAAAATACACAGAGGGCGATTGGCGAATAAGCGATAGCCCAAAACATCCAGACTCAAATGGCTATGCTGAAATTGTAGCTGGCGATGCTGGAGTCTACATCGCAGACATAATTCCTATTTATAGTCCACGTCAATACGGCCCCGATGCCGCAGATATTGATTTCGATTTAGACGATGAAACAACAATGGCCAACGCTGATCTGATCACAGCCGCCCCGGAGCTGCTGAAAGCCGCAAAGCAATCTCTTGCACTTTGTAAGGCTTTTGCTTGGCATGAGACGAAAGAGGATTGGGAAGCGGAAAAAATCGTTGTGGAAGTACTACAAGCCGCCATCGCTAAGGCCGAGCCGCTCACGACGACTAACCCTAAACAGGAGGTATGAGAGAATGCAGCATTTATGTCCTAACTGTGGTGAGGATTTAGATGATAATGACGAGGCCGACTTTGAATGTCCAGACTGCGGCTATACTGCCTATTATAGGCTGATAGCTGCTGGGTACTTGACCTTAGATGCTTTGAACGATCTCAGACGAGAAAACGACCTTAACCCACTTACTGCACTACCCAAACGAGACAAGTCGCTAATTAAAAACCCCAAGCCAGAGAGTGCGTAATGGCAGACCTAAAGAAAATGGTGAATGGGTGGTTCGAGCAAACCCGCGCAGAAGGAGAGACGGGATCTGCCCTTCATTATCTTCTTCTGAATATAGCCGCCGAGATCAAAGCCAACAGGAAAGAGATCCAAAAACTCAAAGACAGTACCAACATACATTTCGTAGCCCACCACGCTGAGGATTGTAGGGAATAACCGAGAACCCGAAAGGAGTGGATGATGGAACCTGATGTATCAAAATGGAAATCACTTAGGCAGTTGTACGAAGGAAAGCATTTTCTTGTTTGTGTTCTCTTGGCACAGACAGAGGATATGGAAAAACAGATGGAAGCTAAAGATAAGGAGATTGCTTGGCTACGAGAAGAGTTAAATCCTTCAACCAACACGAAAGGACTAACCCAATGAGTAAGCACACAGACGGAGCGAGGAGAGCGGCGGAGAAGCAGGAAAACAATAAAGAGGTGAAATGATGGCAAACATAATTTGGACGATTGATGTTGAAGATGTCCAGTTGTTATCAGAGGACACGATCAAGCGTGATCTGACAGAGGAAGAGCTTGTTAAGGTAAGCCAACTAATCCAACAATGGTGTGATAAAGAAGTTTGGGACTGGTTGGCGGACAAGCTCATCAAATTGTATGACAAGGATTAAGAGCTATAACAAACAAAAGCCCCGCCTATCATCCACAGCGGGGCTTGCCTTACAGAAATGAGTGCAACAGTTACATGTAGAGCTTCAGTTCTCTATAGGCATCACTCTCCTTTCAAATAAAATCTCTCGGCATCTTGCGGGTTTGAAGTAGAGTATATTCAAAGCTACTTTCTTCATTGCCGCCATCACATTTCGATGCCTTAACACTTGTGACCTTACCTATGTTAGCTATAACATCCCCAACATTGATCTCAATAAGATCAATGCCGTTACTAAGAGATGTTGTGTGTGTG